GCAGTAATACCTATATCATGAAAAGTCTCAAAAAGCGCACCATTAGATGAATTTGGGTCTAGTGGACTGCCATCAAAAACTTCAGTAGGTTTAACTAAGTTTCCAGATGAATCATATCCAAAAAAACGAATACCTAATATAAAAATTTGTTTGGTTGGATTTTGTGGATTGGATTTTCCTATTGATTTTGAATATTGATCAATAGCATCAGATGCTGTTCTTAATCTAGTTATGAATGAAAAACCATATGGTTCTGTTATTGTGAAATTTATGGTACTTTCATTTGTAGCACTTTTTGTTTGTTTTCCACTTATTGCCTGCTTAATAGTAAGGTTATCGATGTAATAATCATATTGAAACCCAGCAGCACGTTGACTATCTTTGTTGTTTACACCACCACTTTGTGCAATAATAAACGCACCTGGACCAGTTCCTGCACCAGTAGGACTGATATTACTTCCATTGAGTATGTTTATGTTTGTTCTACCAGAAGCCACAAATGCGTCATATGCGTCAGGAGTAATCATATACAATGTTATTTGATATGTGTAACTTGAAAGATACGCCAATGGATTTTTCAATCTTCTACCCGGCGTAGAATTCGCAACTGTTTTTTTTGGAGTTTGAACAACACTACTTGTCCCACCAGTGTTTGTTACTGGTGTTGCTGCATTTGGATTTGGTGGCGTGGATGAGGGACCACCTGATACTGGGGGAGTTGGGTTATTGGGTTGCTGTGGTGCACCAGTGGGATTGGTAGTGGTAGAAGCACTATCATCATTTGATGGAGAATTTAATATTTGTGTAGTTGGTGTTATTGCACCCATCTCAGATTCCTAAATATGCCTGTAAGGTAGACAGTGTTGGGACATATATCCCTGTTCCAGCAGTAAAGTTAAAATATGGGTCCGGACCTAAACTGTTTGGATTTCTTGCAGCAAAAACCCACCAGAGTCTTTGATCGTTATACAAGTCATATGCCAACATGTCTGGTCTATACTCATACGCTGCAGGTATAGTATAATAGATGTCACTGGAATTTCTAGGCAACAGTCGGTATTGCATAACATCTAAATATTTGTTATCTACAACATTAGTTGTATAATACGGACTTGTTGCAGTATAAATTGTTTGATTATATGCCATTACCACATACCTCCACCAGGTCTTCTTGTTCCTGCCAATAATTTACCAGATGCATAATCCGCAAGACTGAACTGATTGGAAATCTGATTTCTACTTATGATTGGTAAGCAAGTTATTGACAATTGTATTTTTGTAGGAACCCATGTTACACCAACACTAGCCCCTTGCTGAGAAGCACCATAATTTGGCGGTGGGGGAGTTCCTCCCGGAGAAATCAATGACCCCAATCTGTTTATCGCGCTTGATATGCTCTGAATACTATTCTGTAAGCTCCCCGCAGGAGATGGTGCTTGCGTTTTAATATAATCAACATCGTTTGGCAAACTATATGTGAAGTTTGTTATGGCCAATGGATGAGCAGAAAACTGATAGTCACCCATGCCATACATATAACATAAAGGTGGTGGAGTTCCGGGTTTAGGATTCTGATCTTGCCCATAAAACATTTTAGTCATAGTTCTAAAGAAGTGAATGACTGCCAATAAGTAGTTTGCTTCTGACACATCCTGTGCAGTAAAATCGCCCGTAATAGAAACACTATCAATAGAACTGCTAGTATATTGATTGATAGCATAGTTACTATGGGTTGGTGAATCACTTGAATACTTAGCAGCATAACTTACTTGAATCTGTGGAGTATACGGGAATATAACTCCATCAGTACCACCCTTTGTTGATAGAGGTTTTAAAATTCCCGGATTATTTGAGTTATACAAATAAGTTGCGCCGGGTGCTAAAGATAGTCTTACTCGCCAGTCTGCTTTGGCAGCAAACATCGCCTGATCTTGTGCCGTAGCAGATGCTTGGGTTGCTGCGACATTCCCGGTCAATCCCGATGCTGAACCAGTAGCAGATGATTGTGGGGCTTGAATGGGTGGAGTCTGTATATTATCTATAGCCGATGTATCAATAGGAGCAATAGGTATCGGATCAGTTGATATTGATGCAGCAGGTATTTGGGGCACAGAAATGGTTGGGTCTACTGCACCACCTTCATCTGGGTCCCATGGAGTAGGGTCAGATACTGTTGGCCCAGTCGTTGCGTTATTGTCTATAGTTGTATTCGTATTCGGATCAGTGGTTGTTGCTGGACTTGATTCCGTAGAAGGGGTTGATGCCGTTTGCTGAGGCTGCTGTAACGTTGCTTGTATCTGATTTTCTTGTGATTGTATAGCATCACCTAAATTGCCAGTCAGACCCTGAACAGCAGCTATAGTCGCAGGATCGGTAATAGTCTGAGTTTGACCATTAACCTTTAGTGAAAGACTTACTATATTTCCATTAGCATCATAGTCATAACCCCCCGTACTTATACTATAACTCGAAGATGACAGATTGTATGATGATCCATTAGGTAATGTAAAGCTTGAGCTATAAGTTCCCGAATCAGGAGAATATGTAGTTGTTACTACTGCGCCGCCTGTAATGGTAGTTGGTTGACTTGTATTATCTGCCATATTTTCCTCTGATAAATAGACTTTGCTCTATTTGTATTTATCGCTCAAAAAAACTCGTTTTTTTACCCATAACTGTTGTATTTTTACAACAGGGATAGTACAATAGTAATCTACGCAGAGGATCAACCGTGGCGATTAAACCAAAGAAACCAATAAACTACTTAAACAATAGAGACATTCTCAAAGAGATACACAAGAGCAAGGCAACATACTGTTATTATACCCAACCAGAGTATCACATGTATGATCTGATTATTGATGCTCCGGAAAGTTCAATAGAGTTTAGCCTTGAATACGCACTTAAAGATGAACAAATACAGACTGCAAAAATAGTTAGAGCGGCAAGGTTATCACAGGAATCAGAACAGAAAATTCTTCCAGATTCTATCCCTACACAAGATTTAGTTTTTCGCGTTATGACTTGGGATCACATTCCGGTATCACAGAAGCAACCAAGAAAGACCACCAAGAAGAAAACCGCCAAGGACATCATAGCATTTGACGAAGATGATGTTGAGGACTTTTCAGACTTAGAAGATAAGTCAACCAAAGGCGAGGTGGATGATATGGTTCACGTAAAGGTTAACTTCCCTCCATTCCAACATTTTAAACTTGATGAAACCAACACATTTAGATGTGTTGGTAAATCTCATTGGGTTGATGGCATTGAGAATGGACACTTTTCTAAAGATCACGGCAACATCACTAACAAGTTAGCTCGTATGTATATGATGCTTTGTGAGAAGTATGCTATGAAGTTCAACTGGCGCGGCTACACTTACAATGATGAAATGAAGGCGAGTGCCGTTTTACAGTTAACTTATGTCGGTCTACGTTTCAACGAAGCTAAATCGGCAAACCCATTTGCCTATTATACAGCAGCAATCACGAATAGCTTTTGCCGGGTGTTAAACACGGAAAAGCGCAATCAAAGCATTCGTGATGACATTCTTGAGATGAATGGATTGAACCCGTCATTCTCGCGACAGATGAGTACGCCAAAGGCACCGATCATAGAATAATATTATCAATTGTACCATATTGATTGATTTTTTTGTTCAAATGGTCTATACATAAGTTATGTCGAACCTATTCAAAAAAGCAGCAGTATTCACCGACATACACTTTGGACTAAAGAGCAATAGCCTGCAACACAATCAAGATTGTGCAGACTTTGTTGATTGGTTTATAGAGAAGGCAAAATCTGAAGGGTGTGAAACGTGTTTGTTTTTGGGTGATTGGAATCACCACAGAGCAAGCATTAACATTCACACCCTCCAGTTTGGTCTTCGTGCATTAGAAAAACTCAATGCATCGTTTGAAAAAGTGTATTTCATTCCCGGCAACCATGATCTCTACTACCGAGACCGTAGAGACATTCATTCAGTTGAGTGGGCATCTCATCTGCCTAATGTGACCATCGTAAACGATTGGTTCAGTGAAGGCAATGTTGTGATCGCTCCTTGGCTGGTGGGTGAAGACTATAAGAACCTACCCAAACTAAAGGGTAAGTATCTTTTCTCGCATATGGAACTACCAAACTTCTATATGAACGCAATGGTTGAAATGCCAGATCATGGCGAAGTCAACCTTGATCACATCAAACACTTTGATCGCGTATTTTCTGGACACTTCCACAAGCGCCAATCCAAGAAAAACGTCTGGTATATTGGTAATGCCTTCCCGCATAACTATGCAGATGCTGGTGATGATGCGCGTGGTATGATGATATTGGAATGGGACCAAGAACCTGAGTTTTATTCATGGCCCGGACAGCCAATGTTCCGTGTATACAAACTCAGTGAGATTCTTGACAATCCAGAAGGATTACTTCTTCCGAAGTCAAACGTGAGAGTTCATCTTGATATTGACATCTCATACGAAGAAGCAAACTTTATCCGAGAAACTTTAATCCCGACATACAGTCTTCGTGAAATGGCACTTATTCCAGTAAAGAATAGTGAACATTCACAAGACTTGGCACCGGGAGAACTAAAGTTTGAGTCCGTTGACCAGATTGTATTAGAAAGTATAAATAACTTAGAAAGTTCCACCTTCGATAGGAATTTACTAAGGAGCATATATGATAATCTGTGAGTATTGTAAATTAGAGGCAGCGCACACCTTCAAAAACGGAATTCATTGTTGCAGTAAAAATGTGTCTGGGTGTCCAGAAATCCGAGCAAGACGAGAGAATACCGCTATGGTGAAATACGGAGACAAAAACTTCAAAAACCACACCAAAGCAAAAAAAACTAAGCTAACACGGTACGGTGATGAAAATTATAATAATCGCCAGCAAGCAGAAGCAACGACAACTAAAATGTATGGAGTTTCCAATGTTAGTAAAATAGAAGACATAAAAGTAGCGAAACAATCTACCTTTAGTAAAAACTATCCTATAGGGTCATCCGAAAGAACTGACTTAGGTAATACCAGGGCAATCTCTTGGAAATCGAATGTTGTGTCCGAGATTACGGACAAAATAAAAACTACGTGCGCAGATAGGTATGGAGTGGACAATCCGAATAAAAACCCAGATATCGTTTCTAAACGAAAGCAAACAAACTTGGCTAGATACGGACAGCAGCCCGGATTCGGCACGGAGAAGTTTAAAAACACCATTAGACAAAAATACGGGGTGGAGAATGTCTCGCAACTCGCAGAAATTCACGAAAGACAACAGCGACCTAATTGGAAATCATACACTCTTCCTTCCGGAAAAATTATTAAGGTGCAAGGATACGAAAACTTAGCGCTGGATGCATTGATGTCGGTGTATGACGAAAATGATGTTATTACGGTTAGGAAAGAAATACCGGCGGTTTGGTATGAACACGATAACATACGCAGAAGGTATTATCCAGATATGTTAGTTGTGCCTACCAACACGATAATAGAAGTTAAATCGGAATACATTTTTAAAAATAATGAAGAAGTCAACATGAAGAAAAAAGATGCATGTTTATCCATGGGGCTGGCATTTGAGTTTTGGATATACGAATCAAAAACACACGAACTAAGAAAGCTAATATATCCCGCATGTCAATAATTTTGAAAAACATAACACTGCGTAATTTTCTTTCAATCGGGGCAGTTTGCCAAGCTGTCAACTTTGATAGCAAAGAACTAACACTCATCATGGGTCAAAACTTAGACCTTGGTGGAGATGGTGCAAGAAACGGAACAGGAAAAACCACCCTGATTCAAGGGCTGGCATATGCTCTATTTGGATCACCGATCAATAGCATTCGCAAGGATAACCTAATCAACCGAACCAATGGTAAGGGAATGATGGTAACTCTAGAGTTTAATGCAAATGGCATTGATTACAAGATTGAGCGTGGACGTAAACCAAACATTCTTAAGTTCTATGCAAACAGCAGCTTGCTAGAGGGTAAGGATGATGCTCAGGGAGAAAACAAGGAAACACAGGCTGCAATTGAGCGCGCTATTGGTATGTCTCCTGACATGTTCAAACACATTGTCGCGTTGAACACGTATTCTGAACCATTTCTGGCTATGAAGGCAAATGATCAACGTCAGGTCATTGAGCAGTTACTTGGTATCACTTTACTGTCTGAGAAGGCAGAAGCCATCAAGGAAAAAAGTAGGGCGAACAAGGAAAGCATTCAGCAGGAAGAGTTCAAGGTAAAGGCCATTGAAGAGGCAAACAGGCGCATCCAAGAGCAGATTGATGCGCTTAAGAGAAGACAGACACTTTGGATCAAAAAGCACGAAGAAGATTTAAACAAGCTTGTCGCAGATTATGACGAACTGACGAAGATTGACATTGATGCTGAACTTCAAGCACACAAAGACCTTGCTGCGTATCAGATCACCAAAAAGAAGCACGATGATCGCAATGCTCTTATTTCTCGCCAGATAGCATGGAAGCAGAAGCAAGACAAAGACATTGCTTCTTTACAAAAAACTTACGATACACTGAGTCGTATTGACATTGATGCTGAACTTCAAGCACATCTTGACTTGGTTACATACAACCAAAATAAGACACAGGTTGATAATGCAAAGATCAGAGTAAAACAACTTGAAACGAGTTTAGTTAAAGACCAAAAGGCAATTGACAAACTCACTAGTGAGATTAAAACTCTTGAGAGTAACAAGTGTTATGCCTGTGGTCAAGACTTCCATGATGATAGCCATTCGGACGTTATTAACTCCAAGCGTGAACTCTTATCATCTGCTATGGCAGAGTTGGACCAGACCAAAAATGATTTAGAAAAAAATAAACTTTTAATCGTAGATTTTGGTCAACCTCCAGTCACTTACTATAAGACTCACGCCGAAGCAATCAAGCACAGTTCTGAACTTGAAAACATTCAAAACCAAATCATAGCGAAGCAGAACGAATCTGATCCATATGCGGAGCAAATCTCAGAAACTGATGCCTTAGAAACCCTTGGAACGCTTCCTAAGACTATATACGATACGGAGACACAGGCGATTGAACATCGGTCTACTGTGGCAAGCTTATTGCAGCAGATTGAACGTAAAGTCGCGGAGAGTGATCCTTATGCGGAACAAGTAGTTGAAATGGAATCTCAGGCATTACAAGTTGTGGATTTTGAAAAGATCAATGAACTGTCAAAGTATGGTGATCACTTGAAGTTTCTACTGGACTTGTTGACGAGCAAAGATTCCTTTGTTCGCAAGAAGATCATTGATCAAAACTTGTCATATTTGAACGCAAGACTTACTCATTACTTGGACAAAATGGGACTTCCTCATACTGTCATTTTCAAGAATGACTTGTCGGTTGAAATCACTGAACTCGGGCGTGAACTTGATTACTACAACCTATCACGTGGTGAGCAGAACCGACTAATTCTTGGGTTGTCGTTTTCGTTTAGAGATGTATGGGAGAATTTATATTATCCCATCAATGCGATGTTTATTGATGAACTGCTGGATAATGGTACCGATGCGGTTGGGATGGAAAATTCAATGACGGTCCTTAAGGATATGAACAGGACCCGAGGAAAATCAATATGGCTAGTCAGCCATAAGGATGATCTAACCAACCGCGTCAATAATGTTCTCAGTGTTGTCAAATCGGGTGGGTTCACCAGTTATTCAATGGTAACTGAGTCAGAATAAATTGATAAATGGGTGTGAGTCGCGGGAGTCCATTCCCCACTCATACTAATGCTAATCATTAATAAGGAGCATCAGCAATGAATATTTATCATAAAACATTACCATATATCTATAAATGGATACATATACCTACCGGAAAATGGTATATTGGTTCTAAAGTGAGAACTGGATGGAACCCCTCGCGACATGAAGAGTATATATGTTCGAGCAAAGAAGTCAAGCCATTGGTTATGGAAAATCGAGATGATTGGGAATATCATATTCTGCATACTGGTGATGCAGCTTATATTGTCAATTTGGAAAAAATTATACTGTCTGAATTAGATGCTAGGAATGACCCAATGAGTTATAACCAGCACAACGGGGATGGACTATACAATAGATATGGTGTTAAAGAAAATGAAAACACTAGACTTAAGAAAAGTGCCGCTCGCTTAGCCGAAAAAAACCCAATGTATGGTAAAAGAGGTGACCTGTCCCCACATTATGGTAAATCACATTCATCTTGTTGGAGAAAAAACCAAAGCATTGGTCTAAAATTGTATAATGAAAATAGACCTGCTGAGCATAACAATAATATTTCAAAAGCATTGAAGGGTAACCCAAAACTATCAGAAAAAATGATTGGAGAAAATAACCCGCGTTATGGCAAACCAGCTTTAGAGCACAACAAACGCGCCTCGTCAATTGCAAATTCAGGAAACAATAACCCCATGAAAAAACCAGAACATCAGCGTACATGTGAACATTGCTGTAAAACCGTGGCTAAAAATCATTATACACTATTCCATCGGGACAAATGTAGATCAAAACCTGCAACCGACATAGAATAAAAATTTTCAGGTGCGATTGTAAAGGATAAATCATTATATGCCATCACCACAGAAAGCTAAAGGTTCTTCCTTCGAACGTGAAGTCGCAAAGTTCCTGTCTAAAACCTATAACGAAAGTTTCATCAGAGCACCTGGCTCTGGAGCTTATGTTGGAGGAAAGAATCAGGAACGCAAGCAGTTTCTACACGAAGGACAGATTCGCAGCTTCAAAGGTGACATCGTGCCCGGACAGACTTTCACTAAGTTTAACGCAGAGTGCAAGTCATATGCAGACTTCCCGTTTCATTTAATGTTAACGGGAAGTTGCAAAATCCTGGATACTTGGATTGAACAGCTTATGGCTGTAGCAGAAGAAGATGATTGTAACATTCTATTCATGAAGTTCAATCGTAAGGGACGCTATGTCGCTGTTCAAGCCAAGTATACTTGGGTAACAGATTATTTCATATACTACAGTTCCGCCAAGGTTGGCGACTGGGTATTCATTGAATTTGATACATTTTTTGAAAACAACAAAGACCTTTTTAAAGCATATTCAGGCTCAACATCTAGCTCATTATCTAGCCCATCACCTAGCCCATCAGACACCATGTCAGACACATCAGCTAACATTCTCACCATAAACATTTAACTCAACATCTAGCACATTTCCTAGCACAAAAACCCCACATTGCTGTCTGGTGTACGTTCGTAGACCCTCCTTGAGGAAGCAGGATTTAGAACCCCTGTAGTCCGGATTCTGGAGTATGCCTGACCGAGAGGTCAGTGCCAGATTCAACATAGTCTGGTGGAGTCTGATAGTAATATCGACCGCAAAAGCGTTAAGCAGCAATATGGTGTTTAACATTTGTGCTTTAGGAATACCGACAGGGCAATCGCACAGTAGGCGAACCCTGAATGAGTCCGTATTTAGTTTATCTCGTGGATACGGAACATGCGTTGTCGAGGAACTGGGTTAAACCAGCAGCCTCACTACACCTCCATAAAAACCTTACAGGACAACCGGTGGCGAGCAGTAGCGTAAAAAGGCTAACTGATCGGGAGAGAGATAATAATGTATACGATGGGCCATGGCATATCGGAATATTAGTAGTGCTTTCTGCGGAAAGCACTACTATGTCCTCCAAACCGGCAATTGTATCCGAAGTGACAATCTTTCTTAAAGAAATTAAAGCTACTAAACGATAAAAAAATGAAAACGAACGAAGTGAGTTTTCAGATGAACGAAGTTCATCTCTTGACTTAAACAAAAGATGAACTCCTTAATATACGGCTGGGATAGGTGGGTTTAGAAATAAGGCAGTTGTGATTGCTTGGTTATTTCTAGATTGTTCTCAATGATTTCATTGATAGACTGACGTTCAAAAGCAGACATATTTAATATGTCCTCATAAGAAGCACCTCCACGCATGTGCCATGCCATGGATAATGCTCCTTTCTTCACTCCCTCAACTTCAACTTCGTATTGTTTAATAAGCTTCTGAATTTCCTCGGGTGTGGAATGCAGAAGCTTTATTCGAAAAAATCCACTGGGCTTAGTGTGAATGGTTGTTCATATTCGTGCCCACATCCGTCACACTTAATGTTAAGTGGTTTTATTTCTGTTGCGGCTTTAAGTTCACCGTTGTAATCTCTGATCTTATTGTAGACATTTCTATCACAGTTCTTCAAGTAATCAAGGATGAATTCTTTTTGATCTACTCTAACGCTTGAAGTTTGAATATACTCAATAGTCTGTGTCAATAGATTCATTGTGAGAGCAGTAATCTTTTCTAACGTATCTTTAGTGATTCTGTTCTTTTCTTCTTCTGATTCTGAGTTTTCAATGTTCACAAATGTACGCTGAAGTTCAAAATTTGCCAAAGCGGCATCATTCATTTCCTTGTAAGTAAGAGGTTTGAACTTGATGCTCAAGTCTCCAACAGTCAAAGTGTTATCGTAATTTCCTGGCTTTAAGGTATTAAGAATAGGAATAAGATTGACGCCATAAGTGTTGGTTTCTGTGCACGAAGGGCATGAAGTTTCAAGCTCAAGTACATCACCGGAAGAAGCAATCTTGATGGCGATCAAAATAGCATCCATATCGTTGCTGCTAATTTTCCAAGGGTCTTTGATCACTGGAACACAACTTTTCACAATGTCAACGAGTGCCGTACCATTAAAAAGTGCGTCCGGTGTTCTGGTGGTGATTTCATCAATAGCAGTCATGGGATATACTGGGATTTCTCCAGTTTCAGGGATGTCAATCATGCCATCCACGTAATCTTTTCCTCCGGAAGGAAGCTTAAAATATACAGCCGGTCTTCGGAAGTATTGCTTTAGTGGGTTGTTGTTCATTTCAGTTCCTCATAAAAAATGGAGTATTTACTAGTAATAAATAGTTACGTAATATTTAGTGCTCAAAAAGTAGCAAAAAATAAAGTTCGGATTGACAATGGACGCAGACTTAATTGCTCAGATAAATGATAAGCTTAAAGAGATGAATGACTTGCTTACTAAGCAAGGTTCTGTTATTACAAGTCAAGTAAATGCAATAAACAGTTCTACATCAGCAACTAAAAATTTGTATTCGTCCACTCAAACCCTATCAAATTCAGAGAAAGAGGCTGATTCCACCTATACTGGAGTTTCTAAAAAAAGTGAAGCTGCGGCAAAAGCATCTTCTGTTATGGATGAATCTACCACTCAGCTTACTAAGGCATTGAATGACGGGAGCACCGCCGTCCTCGGCTTTGCGCACAGTATGTTGGATACCACTCCGGGCTTAACAAAATACGCCAGAAGTGTTACCGATATGGCCCTTGTTGTTTCTGACCTTGCCGCTCCATTTGGGCTGTTAGGTAAAGCAGCGGGCGGAATAGTGGCTATTCTCGGTACTCTTGTGGGTGCTTCATTTAAGTATTCAGATGCTGCTGTAAAAAGTTACGACGAGATATCAAAGGCTGGGGCTGGCATAGGAGAAAGTGCTGATAGCTTTTTAAAGCTTGCACATCAGGCAAATTTATCATCTCAAAACATGGGAATACTGTCAAAAGGAGTAACTGACTTAGGTGATAAGCTTTTATTCTTGGGTTCAACTACGTCAAAGGGCGCTGAAACCTTTGTTAAAATGGCTTCGTTTAACGACAAGACCTTAAAGCAATACAGAAATCTAGGTTTTACTCAACAGGACCTTATTGAGTCTCAAGAAAAATATTTAGAATTGCAGGCACAATCTGGCGCTGATATGAGAAAAAGCCCACAAGAGTTGCAGAAGGCTTCTCTTGAATGGATTGACCAACAGAATGAACTTGCTGAACTAACCGGAATCAATGCAAAAACTCAACAAGAAGCATTAGCTAAGGCTTTAGCTCAGGCCAACTTCCAAGCATATATTACCGGAGAAGAACAAAAGAAAAATGATGCCATCAAAAGGGGAGATACCGCATTAGCTGCTGAAATAGAACAACGAATAAAAGTAAAGAAAGAAGCAGCAACCTATGCGGAAGCAACATACGGTGCAGTAAAAGCCACCGCCATTCTTCAAGGTATATCTACAGATGGTGCAACAGTAATAGGACAGAACCAAGCCGCTCTTATGCGTAGTGGTCAAAATGTTGCAGAATATAATGAAATGTTGAATAAAGGTCAAAGTGTAGTTAAACGTATGTCTTCGGATAACGTTAATGCTATAGACCAATATAGAAAAAACTATGGTGAAATGGGTCAGGCTGCTGGTGAAGCATCCAGAAACATGATGAAAATCAACATGATTGACAATCAATCAATCGCAGCAGCCGCAAGAGACTCTCAACTGAAAACTACAGCAGGAAAGAGACAACAAACAAAAGAAGAACAAGAAGCTGCAGCCGCCCTTGAACGTGAGAAAAAATATAATGGCGAAATCATGGCTAATAGGGCGCAGCAGGAACAATATGAACGTCAAATTCGTCAAGCACTTGATCCTATACTAGGAAAGTTATCAGATCAAATCAATGTACTTGTTTTAAAGCTTCAGCCGGTGATCACTAAAGTTATCGGTCTAATCAGTAAGAATATGAATTATGTAATTGATGTCGCAAAAGGTTTAGCAGTAACGTTTGGTATTATGTTTGGTGCGGTAGCGATAGGTAAAGTAGTAGGGTCAGTAAGATCATTTAAAGATGGTTTTTCTAAATGGAGAAAAGGTGAAAGTGGTGCAGTAGGTAGTGCAAACAATGCTGCTTGGGTAGTTTTTGATGAAAAGAGTGAAGTATTAAGTAAATTGTCAGGTGGAGGAGGAACTTCCGGGATACCCAAAGTTAGAAAAGCAGATTTGCTTGATAAAAATGGTAAAGTTTTACAAGGTGGCGCACTGCAAGAGAGAATGAAAAAGCTGGCAAGACAGCAAGGTCTTTCTGGGCATACGGAAAATAGTGAACAAGAACTTGGTGGAACATTAGGCAATTTAGTTGATGTACTAAAATACGCTTCCAAAAATGCAGCAGATATTATAAAAGGTGGTGCAGCATTAGGACTTTCTTTAGCCGCTGTGGGTGGTGGAGCCGCCGCCGCCATATGGATTGTGGGTAAAGCTTTACCAACTTTTGCAAATGGTATGAAATCGTTCAACGAGGTTAATGGTAAAAATCTTGAGGGCGTTGGCATAGGGTTGGCTGGAATCGGAAGCGGCATCCTAATGATGTCTAGTGGCGCAGTATTGGGCGTTTTAAGTACTATTGCAACATTGGTTGGTGGAAAAACCCCATTACAAAAAGCGGCAGATGAACTTTATCAGTTCCAAAAGCTAAACATAGATTCTAAAAAAGTTAAAGCAAATGGAGAAGCTGCTATAGTATTTGCTAAAGCACTAGCTGGTGCTGTGGCTATATCTGAGTTCAGTAAGCTTACTGACAGTTTAAATGGTTTTTTTGAGTCTAAACCTCCTTTTAAGGATTTTGAGGATTTCTCAAAACTAAACATAAATGAACCTAAAGTAAAAAATAATGCTACAGCATTCAAGGAGTTTGCCGAAGCGATGGATTCATACAAAGGTGGTGGTACCGTTGGTACTGTAACTACCGCTATAGCTGAATCTGTTGCTAACCATTTCAAGGTAAATCCTCCTATCAAGGAATTTCAGTATTTTTCAACATTGAAGATTGATCCTATTCAAACAAAAAAGAATGCAACAGCATTCAAGTATTTTTCTGAGGCAATCGCAGAATACAAAGGAACTAATAGTGGGGTAATAGACTCACTTAATGCTCTCATCGGAAGCTCGTTGAATAAGTTGTTCAATTTGGATGGGCCGATAGATTCTTTTGTAAACTTCACAAACAAGTCGTTTGGTCCAAATGCAGAAAAAAATGCTGACGCTTTCTACAAATTTGCTTCGGCTATGGGAATACTGTCAGGTTCAACTAATGCAACTGGCTCGGCAAACTCCGCAGTAAACGGGGTGGTTGGAGCTATAGGCGGTGCACTAAGTTCCGGTGCAACTATATTGGGCGCTGCGGCAGGTGCGGCAGCAGATTGGGTTTCTAGCGTATTCAAGTTAGGAAAACCAAAACCAGAATATGTTGGTGTTATGCAGATCGCAAAAAAATCTGGTGATCCTCATCCGGAAATAACTGCAGCACAGTGGGCATTGGAATCCGGATGGGGTAAACATATGTCTGGTAAAAACAACCCATTTGGGCAAAAAGCAAAAAAGGATAAAGGTGGAAATCCTATAGAGCCAGCCACTTTACGCAGAACGCGAGAAGTTATAGGAGGAAAGGAGATATTCATCAATGATTATTTCAAAGATTATCCTACACAAGATGCTGCAATTGCTGAACATGCACAAAAGTGGACAGCAAGAAAAACCCAGCCGGGATCATCCCCGCTAGAAGCTGCCGCAGCAATTAAAGCGGCAGGATATGCCACTGACCCAAATTATGTTAAATCATTGGCTAATATTGTTGCAAGTAATGGTATTGATCCAAAAGCGCCACTGAAAGCCGCAAAAGGTGGTATTTTTGATGGTCCAATAACTGGATATCCAATGGAACTTCACGGAACTGAAATTGTAGTACCAATGGATAAAGACTCCTTACTAAAAAGACTGGCCACACAAAATCATGACGAACAGGAGGATTTGTTACATTCACTTATGTCGCCTGAAACAAAAATCCATCATGAAACAGAATCTGATGTTATTGTAAAAATGGATACGGAAATGAAGATGGTTTTACTTGATAAGTTAAGTAAAATGCTATCGGTCATTGATAGTAGACATGAAACTGCTAAAAAAATACTACAACACACACGTACATAAGAAATATTAAATACATTGTAACGAGGAAATAGATGGATTCAGAGTTAGAAGCACAGTTAAATGAACAGTTACAGCAGATGTCTGATCTATTGAGTCAGCAGAATTCTGCTATGTCTGCTCAAATTAAGGCAATGAATGATGCCGTCAACGCATCTAACGGTCAGTCTTCTGCTGCTAAAAATTTATCCTCCGCTGAAAATGATGCCGTAAAAAATACTAGCACAAGTAATAAAAAGGTAGAGTCTGCCGGAAAAGCCATGGACATGGTTAAAGAGGCAAATGAACGCTTATCGACCTCTTTAGATAAAGGCAAATCAGCCATATCAGGATTTGCTGTAGCAATGACTGATGTTACCCCTGGAATGGCAAAATATGCAGCAAGCTTAAAAGATGCTACACTTGCTGTTGCTACCATGGCTTCTGGTTTTGGTCCTTTAGGAAAAGCAACAGAAGGTATTCTTGGTGTTTTTGCTAGTCTTGTTACCGCCGCCACCAAATACAATGATGCAGTGGTTCAGGGTTATGATGATGTTTCTAAGCTAGGAGCAGGCATAGGAACGAGTGCGGAAGACATAGTTAAACTTGGACATAATGCAGGTCTTTCATCACAAAACTTATCGCTGTTGACAAAGAACGCTGCATCTTTGGGAATGAATATTCGCTCGCTTGGAACAACAACTTCCAAAGGTTTAGATACATTTGGAAAGATGATAGCAGTTGGTGATACCACTCTTGAGCAATATCGTAAGTTGGGTTTTTCTCAAGAGGACTTGATTGAAGCGCAGACTGCATATATTGACATACAAACGCAGGCTGGTGCAGATTTAAAGAAAAGTCCAGAAGAACTCCAAAAAGCATCTTTGGCTTATATTGACAATCTTAATGTCATGGCTGAAATGACTGGTGTTTCCGTAAAGCAACAACAGGATGCACAGAAACAAGCATTAGCACAAGAAAACTTTGATGTCTATATGTCAGGACTGCAAGCCAAAAAGGCAGAAGCATTAAAATCGGGAAACAAGGCGGAAGCGGATAGATTACAAAAAATTTATGATGCTAAGTTAGAACTTGCAACTCAGGCTAAAGCAAACCTTGATCCAAAACAAGCACAAGGAGTTTTAGAAGGCATTTCTACTAATGGTAAGACCATTATGTCTAAAGAAGTTGCCAAGCTTGAAATGTCTGGTATTCATATTAGTAAAATGAATGATGAATTGAACAAGGGCAACAAGCAAACCGGAAGATTACTGGGAGAAAATGCGCAGGCAGTAGAAAACTATAGAAAACGATTCGGTGATTTGGGGACTGCTGCCGGGGATGCCTCCATTGGAATGATGAATGCATTCAATCTAGGTGTAAAAAGTTTTGAGTCTGGTAATAAATTTTATGATCTCAGAACAAAAGAAGGACAAGAGGCTTGGCAAAAACAATATGATGCCACAGTAGAAAAGCAGAAAAAAGATAAAGAAAGTCATGATAAATTACTGGACCAAAGAGCGGCTCTGGAAAAGAATGAAAGACAAGCAAGATTAGCGTTTGATGATTTGCTTTCAAAACTTTCTGCTATGTTTACTAAGGTTGCTTTAAAAGCAATGCCTCTAATGGTATCGGCTTTAACTTTCATTTCTAATCATTTTGATACTATTGTTACTGTAACTAAAACTCTTGGTATTGCACTGGCAGCACTCGCAGCAGTTATGGCTGGTGCGAAAGTTGTTAACTTTTTCCGATCATTTACTGATAATATGAAAGGAATATTTTTAGGAAAACAAACACTAGGATCATCTACTACCAAACCAATGCATGTTCGTATGGCAGGATCAGGTAAAGCGGTTACAACTGGTTCCGGCGCAGTAAGTAAAATGATTGGAAAATCAGCAAGTGCTGGGAATTTACTAAATGAAGCGGAAGAAGTTGCCGGTAAAAAAGGTAACAAAAATGGGATGCTTGGTAAAGCAGAACAAGGCATGTCTGGGATATCAAAAATGTCCTCCGCACCGGGAGCAGACAAATCTGGAATTTTTCTGGAAGGACTAGCCAAAGGACTTCAAGCATTAGGTAAAGCTGCCCCAGAGGTTATTGAAGGTTCTGGTGCTCTAGCAGCAGCAATTGTTGCTATTGGCGCTGCAGTGGGTGCAGCAGGGTTTATACTTGGTAAAACTTTACCATATCTTGCAACGGGATTGCATGATTTTGATAAAGTTAATGGTGAAAATCTAAAAGATGTTGGTATTGGTATGGCAGGTCTCGGCGCAGGTATACTTGCCATGGGAGGTTCTACTGTTGTTAATGCATTTGGTAGTATCGTCAGTATGTTCAGTCAGGGAAAGGATGAAAAAAATGATCCTATCAAAAAACTTGGTGAACAGATTGTCAATTTTCAAAATATACCTATTAAACCAGATAAAGTTGAAAAGAACGCAAAAGCTTTCGTGGCGTTTTCCCAAGCATTTGCTCAAGCTGCCGCAACTTCTTCTTTGGGAACTGTTGCGTCTGGTATAGCAAATGGCGTTAGTGGATTTTTTAGTAAGGAGCCACCATTCAAAAAATTCAAAGAATTCTCTGAGTTAAAGATAAACGAAGTCCAAACAAAAAAGAATGCATTGGCGTTTAAAGAATTTGCTGAGGCAATGTCTTCTTATCATGGCAATGGTCCATTGGGAGCACTTGGTAGCATCAGTACGGCACTTGCTGATGCTGTGTACAAGCATTTTCAAATGAAACCACCGGTTGATGAATTTGCGCATTTTGCAAGTCTCCCTATTGATCCAAAAAAGGCAAAATCTAATGCGGAAGCATTTGTTGATTTCGCAAACGCGATGTCCAACTATAAAGCAGCGCCGGGAGCATTAGATGCTTTAAGTCAACTAGTTGGTGGTGGATTAATGAAACTGGTTGGTGTAGGAGGACCAGTTGATGCTTTTGCTGATTTTGCAAAAAGAGACTTTGGTCCAAATATGGAAAAAAATGCAGACGCATTTCAAAAATATGCCGAAAGTATGGCTGCGTCTGGTGGAATCGCAGGATCAAGTCCTGGTGGCGGTGGCGGCGGTGGCGCTGGTGGATCAAGTGGCGCTGGTGGCAGTGCACTACAATCAGGAGTAAGTGCAGGACAGGCTGCAGTTGGATTTGTTGGTGGTCTAGTTAGTGGTGCAGGAAATTTAGTGTCTAATGCATTTGATTGGGCAAAAGCAGGGATTACAGGAAAACCAACTGACGTTTTGAATTTCACAGGCGAATCAGGTCAATATGCAAATTTTGCAGCACTTGACCCTGCCATGCAACAGGCTGTTATTCTATCAGCAACAGATTATAAAAAAGCAACCGGAAGAAAAATGACAATAAACAGCGCAAGACGTTCTGTTGCAGACCAAGAAAGATTGTGGGCGGAAACTGTAAAGTTGGGACATCCGGGCATAGGTCCACATGGCATGTTAGTTGCGAAGCCACCAAGACTTGGTGGTAATCCTCCTCATTTAAGAGGTAATGCCATTGATATTCAAGAAGGTGTTTCTGATTCGGCTAAAGCAATACCTATTCTCAAAGCACATAACTTAAAACAAACATATGGTGGAAAAGACCCGGTTCACTTTGATTTAAAAGCAAAAGATGGTGGTGTATTTGATGGTCCACGTGGTGGATATCCTATTGCAATGCATGGTTCCGAAATGATCTCTCCTTTGAAAAAGGATTCCATTCTGATGAAACTTGCTAAAACGTCTGCATCAAAAGTAAATGCAACTGATGCGAAAAAGAAAATATCACAAGTAAGTCAAACACATGGATCAAGTCAAGTATTATATTCAGAAAACATGAGACTTAATAAAGAGATAGCTGAAAAGCTGGATAGAGTTATTACGGTTCTTGAAAGCGATCACGATACTCAGCATAAGATATTGCGTGAAGTTCGCATTTAAACTAAATAGTCTATAACTAAGAGAAATAGGTCCATGGCATTTAAAAAGAAATTCATTAATAAGAGTGGTGTTTCCTCACCAATCTCCGGTGCAAATAGCAATGCTGGTGCATGGAACGGTTCACCGGGTCAGAATGGTATGCCAACTGGTGGCTGGAACAATGATGATTTCGGCTACAAGAATTATATGTCAAGGCTTCCGGAAGTCTATACTGGGCACCCAAACAGAATTGAACGATACAATCAGTATGAAATGATGGACGTTGATGCGGAAATAAATGCATGTTTGGACATTCTGGCAGAGTTTTCAACCCAACGTAACGAACACAATAGAACTCCATTTGAGATTGAGTTTAGAGATGAACCTACTCCACATGAAGTAGAACTTCTTACCAAGCAGCTACAGCAGTGGTGCAAACTCAATGAGTTTGACGTTCGTATGTTCAAGATATTCCGTAATGTTGTTAAGTATGGCGACCAAGTATTTGTTCGTGATCCAGAAACATTCAAGTTGTTCTGGGTTGATATGGTCAAAGTTATTAAAGTTATCGTTAACGAATCAGAAGGTAAGAAACCGGAACAGTATGTTATTAAAGACATCAATATTAACTTACAGAACCTGTCAGTAGCACAAAAAACAAATACCGACTTTGCTGCTAATCCAGCAACAGGACTTGGTGGATCAGGCGGAGGCACAAACACTCCATATACTGTTCCAGCAATGCCATATAATACATCTGGATCACGTTTTACTCTTGGGCAATCAGAATCGGCCATTGACTCAAAACATGTTGTTCACCTTTCATTAACAGAGGGTCTTGATCGCTTCTGGCCATTCGGACAGAGCATTTTAGAGAACATCTTCAAAGTTTATAAACAGAAAGAACTGTTAGAAGACGCTGTTCTTATCTATCGTGTTCAGAGAGCGCCGGAACGTAGAGTCTTTAAGATTGACGTTGGTAACATGCCATCACACATGGCAATGGCATTCGTTGATCGTGTCAAGAACGAAATTCACCAGAGACGTATTCCCTCCATTTATGGTGGACAGTCTGTAGTTGATGCAAGCTATAATCCGCTGTCAATGAACGAAGACTATTTCTTCCCTGTTACGGCAGAAGGTCGCGGTTCAACTGTTGATATTCTTCCGGGTGGACAGAATCTTGGTGAAATTGATGACTTGAAATATTTCAACAATCGTCTTGCTCGTGGTCTTCGTGTTCCAAGTTCATATCTGCCAACTGGACCAGATGATAATACTACTCCAATGAATGATGGTCGTGTTGGTACTGCCATGATTCAAGAGTTCAGGTTCAACCAGTACTGCGAACGATTACAGAACTATATCTGTTTGAAACTTGATGAAGAGTTCAAGTTATTCTTGCGTTGGAGAGGGTTTAATATTGATACTGGTCTCTTTAGTATCATGTTCAACGCTCCACAAAACTTTGCATCTTACCGTCAGGCAGAAATGGATACTGCTCGTGTTTCCACTTTTGCTACGATGGAAGCATTTCCGTATATCTCAAAACGTTTTGCACTTGAAAGATTCCTAGGTCTTACCGAAGAAGAAATCAAGAAAAATGAAAAGATGTGGGCAGAAGAAAATGCTGATGAGCAGCTTGATGAACCACAGGGTTCCGATCTTAGAAACATTGGTGTTTCAACTGGTGACTTTGAAGCAGATTCGGATACCGCAGATCAGATTGAGCAATCACAATCCGATATGGATGGAGAAATGGGTGTAGCTGGTCCAGTAGCATCAGACATTGGTGCACAAGGTGCAGCAGGAGGCGGCGCAGCAGCCGGTCCAGTCGGTAATAGTTAACAGGGATAAATAACTTTATGAACTTAAACGAGATGTTTGATCCGCCGATTCAGGGCTTCCAAGATGTCAATTCTGACAATAGTAAACCTGTGTGGAGAACATCCCGTAAGACTAAACTTACTCTCAAGCAGATTCGCAAACTTAGACGTATGCTTGATGTAAGAAATTATGAAAAGAAAAAGCATTTAGAAAAGGTTCGTAAACAGTATGGACCAAGACCAGAAGACACCGCAGGGGCAGCACCAGCAGTGGCTTGATGTTTAAAATCTCCTAAATTATTCAAAAACGTAAAAAGTAGGCACTTATTGCCTACTTTTTTAGTATATGGTCTAAATATATATTACAAAGCCATTTCTATCAGGAGACAATTTAATGGACATTAGAAAATATGAAAAGTTGATTAATTTAGTAATCAACGAAGACCAAGAAGCAGCCGACGCTCTTTTCCACGAAATCGTAGTAGAAAAGTCACGTGAAATCTTTGAATCAATCATGTCAGAAGAAGATGATTTGGAAGAAGGAATGGGCGGACAAGTCGGTGATATGCTAGACGAGATTAACGCTGAAGAATCAGGAATGATGGAAGGCGAAGACGAAGAAGATATTGATTTTGACCATGAAGCCGAAGAAGATGGCGAAGACTTCACACATGATTTGGAAGCAGATCATGACGAAGAAGACATGGAACATGAAGAAATTGAAGATGCTGTAATCCGCATTGAAGACAAGCTTGACCAGTTGATGGCTGAGTTTGAAGAAATCATGGGTGGTGGTGACGAAGGCGCAGAAGATTTCGGCGGCGAAGAAGACTTTGGTGACGAAGGTGACTTCGGGGACGAAGGCGATTTCGGTGGTGAAGACGAAGAAGAGCCAATGATGGAAAACATCAATCTTCACAAAGTTTCAGTCACACACGGCGACAACGGCGCAAACACTAAGAATCCAGTAGCTTTCAACTCAGGTCAAGCTGGAATGGACAGTCGCCCAGTTAAGTTTTCTGGCGATGCAGAAACAGTTCCAACAAGCCCAAAGAAGCCAAGTGACTACTTGACTAAGGGTGAAGGTAACTTGCCGGGAGCAGGAAACTTCAAGAACGTACCGGGTAAGAACAACTTCAAGGATAAGGGCGATGCAGCACCAAAGCCAAAGCATGGTGATGACGGTTCCAATCACAGAAGTCCAGTTGCAGAGTCAAGACGCCCTGCACGTAGACCAGTACGATAATAGGAATCTGAGAGCAAATGGCTTTGTATCTTAGAGAGAATCTGACATTTGACCGAGCCAATATGGTAGTCGAGTCAGTGTCAGAAGGCGATGACAAACTGAAGTCCCTCTATATGAAGGGTATCTTCATTCAAGGCGGGGTAAAGAACGCAAACGAGCGCATTTACCCCGTCAATGAGATTGAAAACGCAGTTCATACTCTCAATAAGCAAATTCATGAAGGCTATTCTGTTCTAGGCGAAGTCGATCACCCAGATGATCTAAAGATCAATCTTGATCGTGTATCACATATGATTACTCAAATGTGGATGGACGGTGCAAATGGGTTCGGTAAGCTAAAAATTCTCCCAACTCCAATGGGCGATCTTGTAAAGACAATGTTGGAGTCAGGGGTTAAGCTAGGTGTATCCAGTCGTGGTTCAGGTAACGTAAACGACTTAGATGGCCGTGTCAGTGATTTTGAAATAATCACTGTCGATATTGTTGCACAACCAAGCGCGCCAAACGCATATCCTAAAGCAATTTATGAAGGACTTCAAAACATGAAGTACGGCCATAAAGTACTTGAGATTGCTAAGGACGCTCAAGGCAACAAACAAGTACAGAGATACCTTGCTGAGGAAGTAAAGCGCCTCATCAACGATCTCAAATTATAAGGGGAACAAGCATGTTAGATGCTATCAAGCCACTACTAGAAAGCGGACTTATCAACGAGGACGTGGGCAGAGAACTAAACGAAGCCTGGGAATCCAAGTTGAACGAAGCTCGTAGTCAAGTTCGTGCGGAACTCCATGAAGAGTTTGCACAACGTTACGAACATGACAGAATGGTTATGGTAGAATCCCTTGACAAGATGATCACTGCCCACCTCGCAGATGAAATTGCAGAATTTGCATCTGAGAGAGCAGCAATGAACGAAGACCGAGTAAAAAATCAAATCAAACTTCGCGAAAGCGCAACTAAGTTCAATGATTTCATGGTTACTAAACTAGCCGAAGAAATCCGTGAATTGCGTGCAGATCGCAAAATTCAAATGGAAAATCAGAAGAAGTTAGAACAGTTTATTGTTCATGCTTTGGCACGTGAAATCAAAGAATTTGCGATTGATAGAGAAGCCGTTGTTGAAGCAAAGGTCAAGCTCGTTGCAGAAGGTCGCCAACAGATTGAAGCACTTAAAGAAAAGTTCATTTCTGAAAGTGCCAAGAAGGTTAGCACCATGGTTGGAAATCATCTTAAGGGTGAACTATCACAACTCAAAGAAGATATCAAAATCGCAAAAGAAAACAATTTCGGTCGCAAGATTTTTGAATCATTTGCTGGTGAATTCTCAGTAACTTATCTCAATGATAAGGCTGAAACCCGCAAAGTGATGAGTGCTCTTGCACAAAAAGACCGTCAACTCGCAGAAGCCAAAAAGCAACTACAAAATGCTGCTAAATTGGTAGAAAGCAAGGACCGCGAAGTTCGCATTATCAAGGAATCAACTCAGCGTCAGAAGACAATGGATGAACTATTGTCAACTCTCAATGAGCAAAAAGCCGAAGTAATGAGAAGTTTGCTAGAAAGCGTTCAGACACCTAAGTTGAAGAATGCATTCGACAAATATTTACCAGCGGTACTTAATACAGGTACAGCACCAAAGGCAACAAAGGCACCTTTGACTGAATCTGTTATTGTAGAGGCAACTGGTAATAAAACTGCCCAGAGACCAACTGAAGTCGATGAATACGAAAAAGACAACGTAATCGACATCAAGCGCCTGGCGGGGCTTTGATAAAAGACATATTAGGAGAATATTAAATGTCAAAAGTACTATTAGAAAGCCGTTGGAGCGAAACAAAGGAAGCTCTGCTTGAAGGCTTAAAGGGCAATCGTCGCTCAACTATGGGTGTTATCCTTGAAAACACCAAAAAGCAGTTACTCGCAGAATCTTCTGCTGGCACGACTACTGCTGGTAATATCGCAACTCTAAACCGCGTTATCCTTCCAGTTATTCGCCGTGTTATGCCAACTGTTATCGCAAACGAACTCGTAGGTGTTCAGCCAATGACTGGTCCAGTCGGTCAAATCCACACTCTCCGTGTACGTTACGCTCAGTCATTGACTGACAACTCAGCAGCACAGACTTCAGTCGTTGCTGGTGAAGAAGCACTTTCACCATTCAAGATCGCACAGGCATACTCACGTGTGACTGAAGCAACTTCAAGCACTAACTACTACACTGGTGCTGATACTGCTACTCTTGAAGGTGACGGCGGTAAGCAAATCTCCGTGCAGATTCTCAGACAGGCTGTTGAAGCCAAGTCACGTAAGCTCCAAGCTCGTTGGACTTTTGAAGCTGCTCAGGACGCTCAATCACAGCATGGTATTGACGTTGAAGCAGAAATCATGGCAGCACTTGCACAGGAAATCACTGCTGAAATCGATCAGGAAATCTTGCTTTCATTGGCAACTCTTGCATCAACTGAATACACTTACAACCAAGCAACTGTATCAGGTACTGCTACTTACGTTGGTGACGAACACGCTGCTCTTGCTGTTCTTATCAACCGCGTTGCAAACTTGATTGCACAGCGCACTCGTCGTGGTGCAGGTAATTGGGCTGTTGTTTCACCAGCTTCATTGACTGTTCTTCAGTCAGCAACTACCTCAGCATTTGCTCGTACAACAGAAGGTACATTTGAAGCTCCAACTAACACTAAGTTCGTTGGTACTTTGAACGGTGCAATGCGCGTATTCGTTAACTCATATGCTCCTGACACTCAGCCAGTTCTGGTTGGTTATAAGGGTTCATCTGAAACTGACGCAGCAGCATTCTACTGCCCATACATTCCGTTGATGTCATCTGGCGTTGTCCTTGATCCGTCAACTTTCGAACCAGTCGTTTCGTTCATGACGAGATACGGATACATAGAATTGACAAATACTGCGTCATCGTTTGGTAATGCCGCCGACTACGTTGGGGAAATTGCAGTTTCTAACCTTACTTTTCAGTGAAATATCAGATACTTACACAATCAACACAGTAAGAAAAATGGAAAAGGGGGCTTCGGTCCCCTTTTCTATTGACAAAACCACAAAACTATAGTATTATTTATTGGAAAGTGAGATTCTGGAATAAATAATATTATGTTCAAAGAAAACAAATACACCAAACATTACATGCTTCTCATCGATAATGCAAGAAATCGTAAACTTCCACTAGAGCAGTATAAAGAACGCCATCACATCATACCCCAATCATTAGGCGGCTCGAATGATAAATCTAATTTAGTTTGGCTTACTGGACGAGAACATGCACTTTGTCATTGGGCACTATTAAAGATGACAGAAGGAGAAAATCGTGCTAAAATGTCATATGCATTTAATGGAATGAACGCAGAGAATGAGTTCCAACAGAGATACCATTCTCGAATTATAACGCGAGCATATGAACGGCATCGGATTGAACATGCTAAAGTACATTCTGAAAGAATGAAGGGTAAAACTGCGTGGAACAAAGGCAGAAAATTGGAAGGCGAAGAGTTAGAACAGCACCTAGAACGAACACGTAACAGAATTATTGATCCAGTTAAACAGGCTGAGGGGCAATTAAAAAGGATTGCTAAAGTAACTGGCCAAAAACGCACAGAAGAAACAAAAATAAAAATGAGTATTGCTTCAACAGGTAAACTAAAGGGAGCAATGTCAGATGATCATAAAGCCGCCATAAGTGCAAGCGGGAAGGGTAAACCTAAGAAAGAAGGACATGCTGAAAATGTTCGTAAAGCCAACATAGGTAACGTGTCTATTAACAAAAATGGGATTGAGAAAAAAGTCAAACGTGATACTCTTGATCAGTGGTTGAGTGAAGGCTGGAGTCTAGGCGGAAGGAAAAGAAAATGACTAAAGAAACCTCTGAGGAAAAATTAATACGATATATCAAACGTGATTCACTAGATGTAGTAAGGGATCATTATTTTAATACTAGATGGACCTCATACAAAGAGTTAATGGCATATATCAAATCAGCCGGATGGACTAGAGGAGAGTTAGTTAAAGCTGACCGCCCGAAAGGGAGAGGGGAAGCACGTTGGGAAAAGCAAAGTTTGTATTGGTATCTGACTGGAGGTCCAGATTATTATGATACTATCCCCGATGACGAAATAGCTGCGTTTGAAGGAGCGATATGTAACAACCTACCAACGATTGTTGTCACGTATCATGGACCATATGAATCGGAAATTATATACAACCCCACATTCAAACGTTTATTGCGGTGTGTCAGGGAATCTATTTACGTGAATAAGGACCCGGATCACTGTGGTATAGGTAGGCTGCCTGATGTTGAAATATTTGATGATGGCGGAGTCAATCAAGATATCAGATATCAAGTCATAACTTTTTCAATGGATAGCTAACAATGAACAAAAAATTACCACAGTGGAAAGACCGAGTAGTTGCTGAGAACATACAGGAACTATCAGATCAGGAACTGGCTTCTAGAGTACAACAACATCATGCTGCATGTGTAGCAATTATGAAAAAAATCAAGAGATTCACCGATGAAAATAAGTGATTTGTTGACTGAATCAGCAGACTCTATTGCCACATACCTTGCTATTCTAGGACATGACATTGTTTATTATGAGAATGGTTCCTCTTCGATCAAATCACAGTACATGGACAATCCCACATCAAATAATAAAATGGCAGCAAAAGCCATTCTGAATGACGTTAATCTCAAGATTCTTACGTTAATCAGCGACATCGATTTGTGGAACAGATTTGAGGAAGACCCTGACGTGGAAATGATATATAACCGGTTTGTCAACCTTTATAATCAAAACAATGACTATATTGAGTCATTGTGACGAGAGTACGTATACATTGGCACGGTGATAACTGTAAACAACGATAAATACACTATGCGTATATCAGAACTCCTCACCGAATCAGAAATGTTAGATGAAATCAGCCGTCCCTCGGGCAGAATGGCACAGCATATTTTAAAAAAAGCTGGTTACACTGTGTTAGGTAGTGGTTCAAATGCTGACGTATATGCCAAACCTAACGAAAACACGGTTCTTAAATTGTTCAACAATGAAGACACAGCATATCAAGATTTCGTATACTTAACTATTAGTAACCCTAATCCGCACTTCCCGAAATTCAAGGGGAAGATGATGAAAGTTACTGATGACTATTCTGCTATTCGTATGGAAAGATTGACTCCTTTACCGGACAATTACGAAACAAGATTGTACGCTACGAGAATCTCGCTCTACACAAAACTGATTCAGAACAAATCAGGTCGTGCAGCTAATATGAATACCGAAGAAATAATGCGAGACATTGATGAGATTGAAAAAGAACAACCCGGCATCAAATATGCTTGTGCCATCATAGGTAACAATCTCAAAAAGGAAATAATAGACATTCATAATGAGAACATTATGATGCGTGGAAATGTTTTGGTCATCACCGATCCGGCCATTTAACTAAATATAAAAATGGTAGAAACTGAATTTTACTACATTGATGCACCGCCATACTCAATGTCAAATGAACTGTTAAACTCATTTGCTGATTACGATTATGCACTGGGAGTACTTCCATTGTGGTGTGGAGTAAATCAGTTCAACAACCAGCAAGAAAACGTAACGGGTAATACTATATCAGAGTTATATAGAAAAACCACGTTATTCAATGATCAGGAAGCATTCAATCAGATACGATTGAAATGTATGAACCAATTCATATTAAATACGATGCTAATCCTCCTTCATCAAAATGCGAATGTTATGTGTGCTGCTCCTGCACACAGACATGGAGGACGAAGAAAAGAAAATGCTACCGAATTATTTGATTCTATGCGCTGTGTAACGGTGGTCATTCCTACTAATACTTATGGGCCGTCAACTTCATATTTTTGGGCAAACTATCAGGATGAAGTACCCCATGATCCGACCGATCAAACTATAAAAGGGCATATACAAAAAATAAAAATGCCAGACCCCGGCCAGTATCTTATACTAGATTTTGATTCGGTTAAGACATTGCATGGAGTGGATAACAGCCTTGGTAACAAAAATGAGTTTCTGTGCTTAATGGCAGAAACTTTCTATTGAGCGATCACGCTTATCATGCGACTATAGTATCCCCATCCACAGTGGTATCTAGTATTGATTTTCTTCCGGTTCTGATTTGTTTATTGTGAATCCTGCTGCAGTTGGCACACATTGTCATCAAATTTGATACGTCTTTGTTCTTCTTGTTTCCATCCTTGAAAACTAGATCAAGCTGCACTCTGTCTTCGGGAACGAATCCACATTGTTCACATATGTTACCTTTATGCTGGAGGTGATTAAATCTACCATTGTATAAGGCTTTGGCGCAATCTACGCAATATTTGTGCCATTGCTGGAATCCGTGTTTGCTTTTTCCATTAGGTTTAGCAAGAGCAAAACCACAATGTGCACATATGGGACGAGGTTTTTGGTTGGTAATCATCATGTATTTAGGAGAACTGTAGTTCTTTTTTCCGACTTTCAAAAAACCAAAAAACTATAAATAGTATAAACATAATGGAATCAATACATGACAGCACAGGTTTTTAATTCGTTAAGTGGTTATTCAGTCGGTATTCCGCCTGTAACAGTAGTTGACGCTAATGGAAATGTTGTTACTAACGTTTTTACATCTGGAAATGTGTTCGCTAACGTAGTGTATGCAAACACATTTAAATTTTCCAATGGACAACCTCTTTCAATATCTGCTGCAGGTTCTAATACGCAGGTCCAGTTTAATAGTAATGGTCAACTTGGTGCAGATGCCAATTTCACGTACACCACTGACGGAGAACTTCTCGGGGTAGCGAACATAATTGTTTCGTCTCACACGAATCTTGGAAGCATATCAAATGTTACTATTACCGGTGGCAACAATGGGTACTTCCTACAAACAGATGGTACTGGAAATTTAACTTGGGCACCAGCAAGCGGTGGCGGGGGCGGAAACGGTTCACCTGGAGGAGCAAACTCGCAAGTTCAGTTTAACAATGATGGTAATTTTGGAGGTTTTCCTGGGTTCATATTTAATACGACAACATCAACACTGAATTCACCAAACATTACTGCCAACACCATTACTGGTAATGTAATAACTTCAAACAGCTTTACTGGGAATTATCTAAGTCAATCCCTGCAATCCAATATAACTTCATTGGGAAATCTAACCTCACTGACAGTTGATGGCAATGCTTCTTTCGTTGGACCAGGAAAAGTATCACTTGGTTCAGTTTCAAACATTAGTATTACTGGTGGATTCAATGGTTATGTTTTAACTACCGATGGTACTGGTAATCTTACTTGGGAAAATCCAGGCAGTGGACAAGGTAATCCGGGTGGTTCAAACACTACTATTCAGTATAACAACAATGGAAATTTTGCTGGTTCAAATGCTTTTATTTTCAATAGTGTATCAAACTCAGTAACTCTAACTGGAAACCTAACTACAAAAAATATAACATCTAATAACCAAACGGTTTATGGTGTCATCAACGTAACCGAGAACATAAGTGTTGCTGGATACTACTATGGAGATGGAAGTTACATATCAAATATTCAGGCTAATTTGGCAAACTATGTTTCTCAGCCATCACAGCCAAATATAACCAGCGTAGGGACATTACTCACTCTATCAGTAACTGGAAACATTCTTACTTCCCAGTACGTAAGTGCAGGAGGCTTCCAGACTTCCGGTAGCGTAAATTCTGGATCAATAAACACAAGTGGTATAGCAACTATACACACTTTGAATTCCGTAGGAAACGCAACATTTAGTGGACCAAATGTAAATCTAGGAAACGTCTCAAATCTTCATATTGAAGGTGGTTTAAATGGATATTTCCTTCAAACTGACGGTCTAGGTGGATTAAGTTGGCAGTCTGTAGGAAGCGGAGGAGGAAACGCCATTCCGGGCGGTGGTAATACCCAAATTCAATATAACAATGCCGGAAATTTTGCTGGAAGCAGTTACTTCACTTTCAATGATAATACAAACACAGTACAAGTTGCCGGAACGTTGATAGCCAATGTAGTACAAGTGGGGTCTGGTTCCTATCAGTTTGGAACATCCGAAGTCTATTTTGCAAACAGTTCATCAACTTCAACGCAAGTTATATACACTATTCCAGTATCAGCATGTTCTGGTGTTGACTTTGAAATAATCGCAACGGACTCGGTTGGTCAGCGCAGACAGTCGGCAAAGTTCTCTTCACTGTATTATGCTGGGGTAGTTGAATACAGCGAATATGCAGGATTGAATATTAATGGAGGAATAGGAAACTTTCAAGTAGTGTATAATCCAGGTAATGTACTTGTTGCTCCATCACTGGATATGCAAGTAACACCATTCACTTCCGATCCGGTGGTATATAAGATGTTAATAACCATATTGGCCAATTAACCCGAACAGATAAATATTAGATAGCACAGGACAGTAATATGGCAATCAAACCACTAAATTCAGTCGCAGGTTTCTCAACAGGAGCTAATGCTAATGTTGTCATTGATGCTAACTCGAATTTTGCTGCAAGCAATCTTGCAGTAGCTGGTATTAGTAATTTAAACAATGTCGGAAATGTAAAAATTGGTGGAGGTTTCCCCGGTCAAATATTACAAACTGATGGAGCAGGAAATTTATCTTGGCAAAACGGAAGTCAGTCAACCGCCGACTACATAATTTATGTTTCAGTTAACGGCTCAGACACAAATGATGGAAGTTTCAACTCACCATTCCAGACTATCAAAGCCGCACTGGCTGCTGCTTATACACTATCAGAAATGGGAACTCTCACGGTTTCTGTCCATGTAGAACCGGGAACATATACCGAAGATATGCCAATCACTATCACTCCTAACGTGTCCTTGATGGGTGACAATATTAGAAGTGTATATATACAGCCTGCCGATCCAACCAAAGACATGTTTTATATGACAAATGGGTCATATGTTTGGGGCATAACAATACAGAATTATACAAGTACAGCTTTTAGTTATAATCCGGATGGTAGTACTTGTGCTACGTATGGTTCTGTGTTTAATTCTCCCTATATACAAAACGTAAGTTCTTACACTACAATACCTTTTCTGTATATAACAAATACTACATCAACTAGTGGGCAATTTAGTGCTCCGTCTACTCAACCGGCACCATGGCCAGAAGTTGGAGATAAAGTATTAGTTACGGGTCAGTTAACTGGTACAGCCACGATAGAAGGGTATATATCAAATACGGTATATTATGTAGTAGCAAGCACACCTGGAGAAACTTTCACGTTATCCGAAACATCGGGTGGTCCACCAATCACAACCACAGAAGGTACAACTGATGGGCTGACGTTTAATTATTATGTATTTGGTGGTCTTTGTGTTAGTATTGATGGTAGCTTAGTTGACGAATACAGCACGAAAGCCATGATTTTGGGATTCATTACAATATTGAATCAAAATGGAACTGGATTGTATTTACTTAACGAAGGGTACAGCCAAGCAGTCAATATCTATACTCTCTATACTGATATTGGCGTAAAAGTTGATTCAGGAGCGTTCATTACATTAAATGCTTGTGACTGTGGTGTTGGTAACTATGGTCTTATTGCCAATGGTGTTGGAAGTCTTCAAACTACAGGAACAACGGTAGGAACTAGTACTGCCGGAACATTCATCGTAAACAACCTATCAAATGGTCAGCCATTTGTTAATACAGTCATGCAAGTTGAGGGCGATCCTAATTATTATACCATTGATACTATCATTCCAATAGATGCTCTTACAAGTACTGTAATCATTCAGCAGGTTTACAATAATGTAGTACCGGCTGGGACCACATTAACCTTTTATACTCGTAGCGCCATTATTGCTAGTGCTCACACATTTGAATATGTAGGTGCAGGAGTAACTTATGCAGGATTGCCTCAGTATGGTGGTATTCCGAAAGAAGAAAATGAAGTTATACAGACTAATGGAGGAGTTGTAACGTTTACTAGTACAGATCACAAAGGTAATTTTAAAGTTGGAGCAGGATTCACTATTAACCAAGCCACGGGAAGTATAACAGGTAACGATTTTTATGAAAGTTTGTTTGCTGAAATGACCCCGTTCATACTGGCATTAGGCTCAGATTGATGAAGAAGGAAAAACCATGCCAGCAGCATTAAATAATTTCAAAACAACATTAGCAAACATAACGACTGCAACCGCCAACGTGTATACACCTCCTGTTGGATACGCAACTGTAGTTTTGATGGCACAAGTAAGTAATAATGGAGATGAAACGATACAGATATCTGCTGGCGTAAACAGAGGTGGAAATACTACAGCACTTATAAATGGAGCTAGTGTCCCTGTAAATGATGCCATTACGGTTCTTACGGGAAGGTTAATTCTACAATTTGGTGACACGTTACAATTCACTAGTAGTGATAATACTAGTGCACAATTAGTTTTGAGTTATCTGGAAACTCTGGTAACAGGTAGCGGCGGATAAAAATGGCATTGAATTCATCAAAGCTGCTAAGCGGTCGTGTCCCGGTAACACCATATACTCAGCTTTCTAATACTCGTTATCAATTTTTAGGGCTACCACAAGCGGAGCCTAGTTTGGGTGTACCTATTACGGATGGAAGTGTGTTTACTTCAACTGCAAATGGTATTAGAAGTTGGTCCAATGCGGTTAATCTTAACTCAAATGTTGTAACTTTTTATAATTCTTATTCTTTCCCAAATACAAATCCTTCTCGTGGTCAGTTATTGGTTGCTAATGGGAATGGTGGACTTGTATTTTATACTCCTATCATCACTTCTGTATCCAATGCAAACAGTATTATCAATACATTTTCTAGTACAGGAAACGCTAATAATGGAAGCATTACCATGTCAGTTGACAATGTTTCCAATGTTGTTGTGGTCACGTCTACGGGATCAAACATTAACGGCGTACTAAATGTAACAGGTAATATTAGTGCTTCGCAGTTTATTTCAAATGTTGCAACTGGTAATCCTCCTCTCGTAGTGACATCTACCACTCAGGTAGCTAATTTAAATGTTGCTACATCAGGAACTGCCGGTACAGTAACAACTAATGCACAACCAAACATAACATCTATAGGTAACCTAACATCACTGACGGTTAATGGTATAAGCAATTTGAGTTCAGTCAGTAATGTAAAAATAACTGGTGGTTCCAATAACTATGTTCTTCAGACAGATGGAACTGGAAATCTTTCGTGGGTCTCCATAGGACAAGGTAATGGGATAGCCAACGGAAATTCAAACATAACTGCTGGGATCGCCAATGGAAACATTACGGTATCAATTGGTGGAATTTCAAATACGGTAATATTCACCACCACCGGAGTCAATGTAGCTGGAAATCTCACTGTAGTTGGGAACATAACCGATTCAAACACCGTCAGTGCAAACTATCTTATCTCTACTCAGGGGTGTGTTTCTGTATCACAAGGTGTTATTGCGGTAATAGGCAACAATGCTGGTATTTTTAACACATTGACAGGAAATATTAATATTGGGACAGAAGCCAATGTTACGTTTGGTTCGCCAACAGGTAATGTTACTTCTCAAGGGACATTTACTGCTCCAAACATTGTAACCAGTGGAACGCTCAGTGCACAAAACATAACAGTTGGTGATCTCTATAGTGATAGAACGCCTATTACGGTAAGTGCTAATACAGTTATAGATTCATTTCCTATCAGTGAGTACAGATCGGCAAAATACACAATTAATGCTAGTACTTCCGGTGGATATCAGGCACTCGAGGTCCTATTAATCCACGATAGTATAAATAGTATCACTACTGTTTATGGTAACTTAACTACCACCGGTTCTGATATTATAACGGTTGATTCAAGTATTAGCAGCAACGTAGTTCAACTTTTGGCTACTGCAACTGGCGGAACTACTACTGTAAATCTTTTGGGAACTTATGTTCCATGATGTCTGATGATCTAGGATGATATAAAATGAGTACAAAAAACTTTAACGTTAAAAACGGACTTACAGTAGGTGTTGCAAATATTGATGCCACAACTGGTAATACATATATTGGTAACTTAGTCACCAGTGGTCAGGCGAATCTTGCTTCATTGGTTGTTCCCGGCACTTCAAATCTGGGTCCGATTGGTAATGTTACGATAACTGGTGGTTCATCTGGGTATTATCTTCAAACCAATGGATCAGGTGGTCTTTCTTGGGCATCAGTTCCTACTGGCACTGGCATTTCTAATGGCAACTCCAATGTTAATATTCCTGTTGCCAACGGAAACGTAAACATTTCGTCTGCTGGTAACGCTAATATTGTAGTAGTTACGGGCACTGGTGCAAACGTTAATGGATCATTAACAGTAAGTGGTGTTAGTAACTTAGGGCCAGTCAGTAACGTTGTTATCACAGGTGGTACATCAGGATACTATCTACAAACCAATGGATCAGGTGTTCTTTCTTGGCAACCCATTTCAGTTGGCACTGCACTCCAGAATGGTAATTCAAATGTTACTGTAACTGCTAACTCAAATGTCAATACTTCTGTTGCGGGTGTTGCTAACGTATTCGTAGTAACGAGTACCGGAGCAAACCTGACAGGCACATTTAACACCACAGGTAATGCTAACGTAGGTAATTTGGGAACAGCCGGATTAATCACCGCAACAGGTAACGTCACTGGCGGCAACCTGACCACTGGTGGTATAGTTTCTGCAACAGGTAACGTCACTGGTGGAAACTTGACTACTGGCGGTATAGTTTCTGCAACAGGTAACGTCACTGGCGGCAATATTACTACTGCTGGACAGCTTGTTTCATCTGTTTCAACTGGTACTGCCCCACTTGTCGTTACATCAACAACACAGGTAGCAAACTTGAATGTCGCTACAGCCGGTACTGCAAGCAATGCTGGAAACGTTCAGGCCAACACCTCAACAAGTTCTACGGTATATTTAACTGGCACAACAAGTGCTACGAACGCATACGTTTCTTTGAACTTCGTATCTGGCATTTATGCCAATATGAGCAACAACTCAATTACTGCAACTCAGTTTGTTGGTACTCACATCGGTAACGTACAGGCCACTGGTGCAAATGGTACGGTATTCGCAAACAATGTAACTATATCAGGTGCAGCAGGTGGAAACAGTAACGTTTCTACTGTAACCGGTAACTTGGGCTTAAGAACTATTGCTGCCACTTACACTGATACTACTGCTACATCAACTTCAACTATTGCTAATGCAGCTATCCATGCTATCGGCACTCCTACTTTGGCAGCAGCAAATACTGCTATAACTGCAACTAATGCTGCCACATTCTACATTCAGGGTGCACCAGTAGCAACTGGTAACATGTCAATAACTAACCCATATGCATTGTTTGTGGGTGGTGGAAACAGCTATTTTGCTGGCGGCGCAAACATTATAGGTAATGCTAACGCAGGTAACATAGGCGCTGCAACTGGTGTGTTCTCTACAGCCGTCAACACTGGCCTAGTTCAAAACGGCACTTCAAATATTACAATAGCATCTGGTGCAAACGTATCAACATTCATTGGTGGTAACTCAACTGCACAGATGGTAGTTACATCAACCGGCGTAAACGTTGCTGGATATACTACAGTTGCTGGAAATATCACTACAAGTGCTAACTTGATCACAAGTAATATTACAAGCACTGGTGCACTTACGATCACATCTGGTGGCACTAATACCAATATTAACATTGCACCAATTGGTACTGGTAACATTACTGCAAATAATACTAACATCAATAACCTAAAAGACCCTGTACAGGCACAAGATGCTGCAACCAAGAACTATGTAGATACCACTGCACAAGGTCTTGATGTAAAGCAGGCAGTTGTAGTTGCAACTGCTACAACTCTTCCTTCGTATACGTATAATAATGGTTCAAGTGGTGTTGGTGCAACTCTTACTGCAACCACAAATGGCGCACTGTCTATAGATGGTGTTGCAGTTACTGTAAATTCTCGTGTTCTTATTAAGAATGAAGTAAGTGGAAACGCACCATATAATGGTATCTATAGTGTTACACAAACCGGTAATGCATCTGCTGTTTATATTCTAACACGTACCGCAGACTTTGATCTAAGCTCACCAAGCTCTGAAATTCCGGGTGCTTTCGTATTTGTAAACTCTGGTACAGTTAATCAGAATACAGGTTGGGTATGTACCACTACTTCACCCGTAACAGTAGGTACTACAGCAATCACGTTCACCCAGTTCTCAGGTGCTGGTACTTACACTGCTGGTACAGGGTTGACACTTACTGGTTCTGTATTCAGTATCACTAACACTGCCGTCACAGCAGGAAGTTATGGTGGCGCATCTCAGGTTCCAACATTTACTGTGAACCAGCAAGGTCAGCTAACCGCAGCATCTAACGTAGCCGTTGTTGCTCCTGCTGGCACATTGTCTGGAACTACACTTAACTCAACTGTTGTCACATCAAGCTTGACTAGCGTTGGTACACTTGGAACATTGACTGTATCTGGTAATGCTAACGTTGGTAACATTGGCGCAACAGCAGGTGTGTTTACTGGTGCAGTTACCGGTGCAGCAAATATAACTGGTGCTAACTTAATTGCAAATACTGGCATATTTGCAGGAAACACTGCTTCCGGTAATATATTTATTGGATACGATAGTGCAAATTTAGCACTTGGAGAATTTGCAGGCAACGTTAACACTTACATTCAAGTGGCATTGTTTAATTCTAACGTAGGAAATCAAGCATCTGCTGACTTTGCTATTTACGATACTAATGGTCCAACAAGTGTAACTAACAATTATATTGACATTGGTATTCTTGGTAACACATATAGCAATACATCTTGGACTATCAACGGCCCATCGGATGGTTACGTATACACCGGTAATACCAATCTCTCAGTAGGTACTGCTGCTTCTAAATATATTAACTTCTTCACTGGAGGCACGTTAGCTGCTAATGAGCGTATGCGTATTGATGCTAACGGCAATGTTGGCATTGGTAATACTTCTCCTACGAACAATCTTTCTGTTGCAGGTACGGCATTTATTTCTGGAAACGCTAACGTAGGTAATATTGGTGCAACAAACGCTAACGTTACTGCTATAACCGTTTCTGCGAACGCCAATGTTGGTAACTTGGGTACTACTGGATTAATTACCGCAACAGGTAACGTCACTGGTGGAAACTTGACTACTGGTGGTCTTGTATCAGCAACAGGTAACGTCACTGGTGGTAACTTGACAACTGGTGGTCTTGTATCAGCAACAGGTAATGTCACTGGTGGAAACTTGACCACTAGTGGTCTAGCAAGCACAGGGTCACTTGTTGTTTCTGGAACTTCAAACCTAGGCCCAGTTGGCAATGTTACAATAACTGGCGGTACAGCAGGTTATTACCTCCAAACAAACGGATCGGGTGTTCTCTCGTGGCAACCAATCTCTGCTGGATCAGCACTCGTAAGTGGTAATTCAAATGTCACTGTTGCTGCTAACGCAAACGTAAACATCAGTTCAAACGGTGTAGCTAACGTATTTGTAGTAACAAACACTGGCGTTAACGTTGCCGGTACACTAAACGCAACTGGCAATGCTAACGTAGCTAACTTGGGCGTAACTAGTAACATAACTGTTGCCAACTTGACTGTATCCACATTCAGTAATTTGGGATCAAACGCCAACGTTGTCATCACTGGTGGTACCAATGGTCAGTATCTACAAACAAATGGTTCTGGTGGACTTTCTTGGGCTACTATTAGTACAGCAGGCGTATCCAACGGAACTTCAAATATCAGTATTCCAGCAGTTAATGGAAACGTAAATACTTCTGTTGCTGGTAATGCTAACGTATTTGTGGTAACTGGCACTGGCGTAAACGTTGCCGGAACGTTGAACGCAACTGGCAATGCTAACGTTGGTAATATTGGCGCTAACAACGCAGTATTTACTTTGGTAACTGGCACTTTAACAACTGCTGCACAACCAAATATTACTTCTGTTGGTACGCTAACATCATTGAATGTTAACGGCAATGCGAGCGCAAATTATTCTCTGTTAAGTGGAGGTATTGTATCTAATCGTACAAACGTAGCTGTAACCACTACTGCAACTGTAATTGATCAGTTCCCTCCTGCAACATTTAGAGTCGCCAAGTATATCATTATGGCATCTGGAACTAATGGCTATCAAGCAAGCGAAATCTTGTTAGTGCAGGATGGTTCAAATGCATACATAACAGTATATGCTGATGTTATTTCCAATGCCACACCGGGTTCAGATGTCATTGATATTTCTGCAAATATCAACGGGGTATCTGGTAACGTCACATTGTATGCAGCAGCAAACGCAACTTTTGGTACAACTGCTAATGTTAACGTAGTTCCATTGTACTTGAAACCATAATGATAAGTAAAGGAGCGGGTATTTTCGTTTATACTCGCTCCTACATTAAATAAACGAAACAGGGATATATGGAACTGTGACGACAAAAAATTTTACCGTTAAAAACGGACTTACAATAGGTGTCGCAAATATTGATGCCACAACAGGTAATGCTAATCTTGGTAACTTAGTTACCAGTGGTCAGGCGAATCTTGCTTCATTGGTTGTTCCCGGCACTTCAAACTTAGGTTCAGTCGGTAACATCACAATAACTGGTGGTACATCAGGATACTATCTCCAAACAAATGGGTCAGGTGGGCTTTCTTGGCAACCCATTTCAGTTGGTACTGCACTCCAGAATGGTAACTCAAATGTTACTGTAACTGCTAACTCAAATGTCAATACTTCTGTTGCTGGTGTTGCTAACGTATTTGTAGTAACAAGTACTGGGGTCAATGTCGCTGGAACTTTAAATGCAACAGGTAATGCTAACACCGGTAACATCGGTGCAACATTTGGTGTATTTACTAACGTAAGCGGTAATGGTTCTACCCTATCATCTATAAATGGAGCAAATGTAACCGGTACTGTAGCTAACGCAACGTATGCAACGAGTGCTGGCTCCGCCACTAGTGCAACTACTGCTGGTACGGTAACCACAAATGCACAACCAAACATCACATCTGTTGGCACACTGACTTCACTTGCTGTTACTGGAAATACAACTTCAAATAATTTTGTTGCAAGTACTACTAATATAGTTACTTCAAATGCAGTAACTATTCCTTCAGGAACTGCCGTGGTATACGCCAGCCAGCAAGGAGGAAGAACTTATATTTCATACGATATGAACACATATCCTTCCTTGTACGAAGCAAGATTTGTCAATATCGGTACTAGTACTAATGTTCCAACTGGGGCTACCGGTGATGGTTATTGGTTTGGTATGGGAGCAGGAGATGTTGCCAGTAGGGGATATGATTTATTTGGTACTTCTGGAAATCAGTTCTTTGCTAGATCACGAGAAAATGGAAACGCAGGATGGATACAGCTAGCAAGTAACGTTAGCGGTACGGTATTAACTGCTAGTACAGTAACAACTAATGCCCAACCGAATATCACTAGTGCTACTAACTTAACAAGTATTGGTGCATTGGGTTCATTGACGGTTACTGGAAACGCCACTGTTGGTAACTTGATAGGTCCTCACGCAAATGGAAACTCAAACGTAAGTATTCCTGTTGCCAATGGAAACATCAATTTAACAGCGGGCGGCAACGTAACACTAGTTGTTACGCCGACCAATGTTAGCGTAACAGGAAGTACTGCTACTGTAATAGCAGACTCGGCTGCTACCGCCGATTCGGTTCTAATTTTAGAAGTAAAGAATGGTACTCAAAATTTGGGTGTTATGGCTAATGCAAGTGCTGGTAGCTATAATCCATTGGTGGGTGTAAATGATATAACATTAGTAGGATCAAATAATTCTACCGGTGGTGAAGGTAATGTCAATATAAGTATAGTACCATGGTCAACTGGTTCAGGTGGTATTCGTATAATAACTACTAGCAACGTAACAACTGGCATAAACCTTGTAGCATCAACTACTACTATAACAGGTGTTGCAAACGTTACGGGAAATTTAAATGGTAGTAACATAGCCGCAGCTAATGGGACATTTGCTACTATAACTGGTACTACATTATCTTTTACTACAGTAAGTGGCACTACAGTAAATGCCGCCACACTAACTGGAGTTTTAACAACTAATGCACAGCCAAATATCACATCAGTAGGCACACTAACTTCATTATCGGTAACAGGTAATGCTAATGTTGGTAATTTGGGCACTACTGGACAGTTAATTTCAACAGTTGCAACTGGTACCGCTCCTTTAGTAGTATCTTCAACTACTCAAGTAAATAACCTAAATAGTCAGTATTTGAATGGTTTTACTTGGGCAATTCCTGCTGGTATAGGAACTACTACACCAAACAGCGGTTCATTCACTACTCTAACGACAAGCGGTCTTACAACCCACAATGCTAACGTTGCAATGGGCAACAACTACATTACTTCACCAATCTTCAGTTGCTATAAAGAATATGTGAGTGCAATAACTATAAGTGGTTCTACGCAAACATTAGACTTATCTACCACTAACATTTTCAACATAACACTGACAGCAAATACTACCCTATCGTTCATTAATCCACCTGCTGCTGGTATAGCTTACAGTTTCATGATATATTGTAAACAATACAATGTCGGAGGAAATACGATTACTTGGCCATCATCAGTCAAGTTTCCAAATGGTTCTACTCCCTCATTGACTACCACTCAGAACTATATTGATATTCTGAATTTTTTCACACTTGATGGTGGTGTTACTTATATTGGTGCACTATCACTGGCTAACGTTGCATAAAGGGATAATAGTATATGCCATTGCATTCGTTTTTTGATTATGGAAAAGCAGCCCCAGGCAATCAAACGTTTAATGCACCTGGAACATTTGTAGTCCCAGAAGGAGTCTATTCGGTAAATCTGTCAGGAACTGGAGGAGCAGGTAATCCGGGTAATGCGGGAAATCCGGGCACGGCAGGTAATCCTGGCAATCCGGGGAACAACGGAGTAGCAGGTCCGGGAGGAACCGCAGGCGCAGCAGGAAATGCAGGAACCAAAGGAAATGCAGGAAATCCAGGCAACAACGGATTAGCAGGCCCCGGTGGAACAGCAGGCACAGCAGGTAATCCGGGCACAAAAGGTAATGCAGGCAATCCGGGCAATAACGGAATTGCGGGACCGGGAGGAACCGCAGGCACAGCAGGCACAGCAGGCACAAAAGGAAATCCGGGTAATCCGGGAAATGTTGGCGTTGCCGGTCCCGGTGGAACAGCAGGCGCAGCAGGAAATGCAGGAACCAAAGGAAACGCAGGTAATCCCGGAAATAATGGGTTAGCTGGTCCCGGTGGAACGGCAGGCACAGCAGGGAATCCGGGTACAAAAGGCAATGCAGGTAATCCCGGAAACAACGGGCTAGCTGGTCCGGGAGGAACCGCAGGTACCGCAGGAAATGCTGGAACCAAAGGTACCGCAGGCAATCCGGGGAACAACGGAGTAGCAGGTCCGGGAGGAACCGCAGGCAGCGCAGGAACAGCAGGGACCAAAGGCAGCGCAGGGAATCCGGGAAACAACGGAGTAGCTGGTCCCGGTGGTACTGCAGGGGTAGGAGGAACAGGCGGCGGTGGAGGTGCAGCAGGACAAGCCTCTCCGTTTAGCGGAAATGGCGGAACAGCAGGAAGTCCAGGAGCCACTGCAGGAGGCCCCGCACCTGCCACCGGGTCAACTGCCGGAGGAACTGGGGGAACAGGTGGCTCCCCCTATGGAGGCACAGGAGGAGCAGGCGGAAAAGGTAACTCTACTGTCGTAGGAAGTGGTGGCGGCGGCGGCGGTGGCGGCGGCGCATATACAGCAGGCGGCGCAGCCCCATGTACATGGCCGGGTAAATGCGGAACAGCAGGTACAGTAGGAACTTCAGGCAGTGCTGGCACAGGCGCTGGTCCCGGAGGAGCGGCCCCATGTACTTGGCCGGGTAAGTGCGGAACAGCAGGTACAGTAGGAACTTCAGGCAGTGCTGGCACAGGCGCTGGTCCCGGAGGAGCGGCCCCATGTACATGGCCGGGTAAATGCGGAACAGCAGGCACCGCTGGTACATCAGGAAGTGCTGGCACAGGTGCTGGTCCCGGAGGTGCAGCCCCATGTACTTGGCCCGGTAAATGCGGAACAGCAGGTACAGCAGGTACATCAGGCAGTGCTGGTACAGGCGCAACAGCAGGGGGCGCAGCCCCATGTACCTGGCCCGGTAAGTGCGGAACAGCAGGAACTGCCGGTACTTCTGGTAGTGCTGGCACAGGTGCTGGCCCCGGAGGAGCGGCCCCATGTACTTGGCCCGGTAAGTGCGGTGTTGCTGGCACCGCTGGTACATCAGGAAGTGCTGGCACAGGCGCAACAGCAGGGGGCGCAGCCCCATGTACATGGCCGGGTAAATGCGGAACAGCAGGCACAGTAGGAACTTCAGGCAGTGCTGGTACAGGCGCAACAGCAGGTGGCGCAGCCCCATGTACTTGGCCCGGCAAATGCGGAACAGCAGGCACAGCAGGAACTGGTGCCACCAACGGTAATCCCGGTACAGCAGGAAATACAGGAAACTCATCAACTTTTGGTACATTGCAAACATTCCCCGGAGGCACAGGAGGCAGAGGAGGATCAGCGGGTACTGGAAATAACGGTATAGCAGGATCAGCAGGAAATGCAGGTACAAAAGGAACAGCAGGCAATCCCGGAAACAACGGAGTCGCAGGACCGGGCGGAACAGCAGGATCAGCGGGAAATGCAGGGACAAAAGGCAATGCAGGTAACCCCGGAAATAACGGAGTCGCAGGACCGGGCGGAACAGCAGGATCAGCGGGTACAGCAGGGACCAAAGGAAATCCAGGAAATCCGGGGAACGTTGGTGTTGCAGGACCGGGCGGCACCGCAGGTACAGCGGGTACAGCAGGGACCAAAGGAAATCCGGGCAATCCCGGAAACAACGGAGTCGCAGGACCGGGCGGAACAGCAGGATCAGCGGGAAATGCAGGCACAAAAGGAAACGCAGGTAACCCCGGAAATAACGGAGTCGCAGGACCGGGAGGAACCGCAGGCACGGCAGGCAATCCCGGAACAAAAGGAAACGCAGGTAATCCCGGAAACAACGGACTAGCTGGTCCCGGTGGTACAGCAGGCACAGCAGGTAATCCGGGCACAAAAGGTAATGCAGGTAACCCCGGAAATAACGGGCTAGCTGGTCCGGGAGGAACCGCAGGTACCGCAGGAAATGCTGGAACCAAAGGTACCGCAGGCAATCCCGGTGGCGCTGGCGGCGGCGGTGGCGGCGGAGGAGGACACGGACAAGGAGGAATGTGTTCAACATCAGGTTGTAGCGGTGTCAAAGGAAATGCAGGAACTGCACCAAGTGTAACCAATGGTACCGGTGGTTCCGCTGGAGTAGGCGGCACGGCAGCGACCCTTGGTACAGCCGGTGGATCAGGTAACGCTGGAACCCCAGGGACAGCAGGTACTTCTGGCAGTGCTGGTACTGGCGCAACAGCAGGGGGCGCAGCCCCATGCACTTGGCCCGGTAAATGCGGAACAGCAGGTACAGCAGGTACTTCTGGTAGTGCTGGTACAGGTGCAACAGCAGGGGGCGCAGCCCCATGTACTTGGCCCGGTAAATGCGGAACAGCAGGTACAGCAGGTACATCAGGCAGTGCTGGCACAGGCGCAACAGCAGGTGGCGCGGCCCCATGTACTTGGCCCGGTAAGTGCGGAACAGCAGGTATAGCAGGTACTTCTGGTAGTGCTGGTACAGGTGCTGGTCCCGGCGGCGCAGCCCCATGTACTTGGCCCGGTAAATGCGGAACAGCAGGCACCGCCGGTACTTCTGGTAGTGCTGGCACTGGCGCAACGGCGGGAACAGCCGGTACTTACAACTCAGGAACAGCAGGTAATTCAGGAAGCACTGCATCCCCTACAAACGCATCTTCAGTAAAGGTATATCCATATCAGATCATTACAGTAACAGTAGGCACAGGAAGTGCAAATGGTGCTGTCACTGTCACTTGGTGATGTTATGCTTAATGATATTACAGTGAAAAACAGATTTTTGCGATTGCAAGAAGTTCAACATGTCCCTGAAATAAAACTGTATCTAGCTGACACTGAATCTAACAGAAGAAACGCGAATGGTAGATATGATTGTTGGCCTTATGCTTGGGTAGGAGGACAGGCTCTCGCGAGATACATTATAGATAATCCCACAGTCGTAAAAGATAAAACTGTAGTTGATTTAGCATCAGGTTCTGGTATAGTAGCGATTGCAGCTAAACTTGCTGGTGCAAAAAAAGTCATAGCTATGGATGATTACGATCCCTGTATTGAATGCATCCATATAAATTCCAAAGCAAACAATGTGGATATTGAAATAGTTCAGTGTGATATTTTTAACTATTCGCCAACTGATGTGGATGTATTTTTAATAGGTGACCCGTTTTTAAATGAAAATCTGTTTGATCATCTAAAGCAGGCATTCAATCCTATAGTAGTAGGATGTCCTATACGAATGCCACACTACTCGTCTTATATATCAAATATAGTACAAACATACCAGCTAGAAACTAAATTTGACGGTGAAGATGAATATGAAGTGTATGTTTGGCGGTTGAACGAATAATTCAATGAATAGCCTATAGCATAAGTACACATATAATTGTAAGAAAGGAACTATCTATGATTGTTAGTATTGCAAATATTTACCTATATACAGGATTGACACCAACCGGTGGCAATGATTCTGCTTCGGTAATGCAATGGTTAGATCAAAATAATATTCAATATACACATCTGTGGTATGGAGACCCGTCTCAACATCAATCAGTTTTTGATGCAGTCAATACATGGGGAATCGGTACATTTAGTGATTTTCCATTTGTGATATATGATGAAGTAGATGATAATGGTGCAACCCTTCAACAGGCACTAATTGGTCTTTCTGCTATAACAAGCAGTAATCTAGTAGAACTATCGGCATTGGGTTCATCTTCCACGCCTAGTTAAGATGGGAGATGAGGTCAACATACAACGAATGATTTTAGTAATGCGGTGTTACGATAAACTGCCATTGCATCTAAGAGAATGGATAGCAGAATTGCATTTTAGTCTTCACGACGATCATATCCTTCGTGGCACCGCAGAAGTTGAAAGATGTAAAGCCTTCATTGAGTCTGGAGGTGTACATTATGAAAAACCAGGAAATGGACAGAATTGATGTTCTCGTTTTTGAGAAAAAAAGAACCAAAGCTTGAGTTTCTCTGCTTTGATGATGATTTAGGAAACATACCAGAACCGTATCCAGCAAGAAAATTGATGCCTGAATGGTACAAGGCATTGCCCATGAAACTGGGAAATGGATTTGAACAATCAACACTTAAACGATGTCCGCCTTTTTTGGATGCAATGGTAACAGGGTGGATCATACCATTAGTGGCAGATGTAGAAATTATATCAAACCACGACTGTTCGCACATTTCTTATGATACCAAATATCCTCGTCCTATGGTTGAGAATCACGGACAACTGCAAGTATCATCTGAAAAATGTCCAGCACCACACCTTCCTAAGCCACCAGTGAAATGGATGAACTATTGGGCAATAAAGTGCCCTAAAGGGTATTCTCTTTTGTTTGTTCCTCCTCTCAACCGAGCAGATGAACGCTTTACGTGCTTTTCGGGATTAGTTGACTCTGATGGTTATTTTGAATTCATCAATTTTCCTTTTGTTTGGAACAAACCGAATGCACATGAAATTGTAACAGCGGGCACTCCCCTTATGCAGGTCATTCCAATCAAAAGAGACACACTGTTTACTAAACATGTAGTTCGCGGATTCACGGACGCAGATTACAAAGAATTGCGTGACACGCATCGCAAACGTCAAAGCCATGAGTCTCATTACAGAGACTACATTTGGAATAAAAAGTAATGTCAGTATATCAACTCACTCCTCCACCGTCAATAGCGATTCCAGAAATAAACATTGCTACATGGCATGATGGTTTTTCAGATGAAGAACTTTCTAAAATAATTGAGATTGGAGATAGGCTTGCTATAAAAACGGCTACTGTTGGAAAAGATTCCGCAGTAAACAACGATATCAGGAAATCCAGCACGGGATGGATGCAGTTAACAAATGAAACTCAATTCATATATGATAAGTTGGGTTTCATAGCGAGACAGCTAAATGGTCAATTTTTTGACTTTGACATTTGGGGTTTCGTAGAAGATTTGCAGTATACTATATATGAAGGAGATGGGGAGCACTATGCTTGGCATCTTGATAGAGGTGGAGCAACCTCAGACACGCCTCGTAAACTGTCAATGGTATTACAGTTGACGGACCCGAAAGAGTATGAGGGTGGAGAATTAGAAATTTTTGAAGGACCTACTCCTACAAAAATAAAGAGAGAAAAAGGCTTGATTTCTGCTTTCCCATCGTTTATACTACATAGAGTGACACCGGTCACAAAAGGTACCAGAAAGACACTAGTTGTTTGGTTAACCGGGCCGCGCTTCAAATAGGATTTTAAATGACTGATATACTTGATCAATGGCATTATTTTGCTTCACCTGTGTATAGCATCAAGAAACTAGAATTTCTTGATATTGTACAGAAGGTAAGCAACGATGCGTTGCGTATACAGCGCAAACAGCAAAAGATGAATGAAATATATCCGGTTATCCAAGCTGATATTTCTAATGCTGAAGCACTAAAAGAATTTCATGATTACGTAATCAATACTGCATGGAATCTATTGAATGATCAAGGATATGCCATGGATGGGCAGTCAACGTACTTCACTGGAAGCTGGGTGCAAGAACATCACAAATATTCTTCAATGGAATATCATAATCACAATGATTGTCAAATGGTAGCCTTTTATTTTGTAGAATGTCCAGTTGATCCTCCTAGGATGGTTATTCATGATCCAAGACCAGCAAAGACAATGGTTGATCTTCCGGAAGCCGATGTGACCAATCTTACTATGGCTACTTCTACTATAAATTTCACACCTGAACCGGGTACATTGATGTATGCAAACTCTTGGCTACCACACAGCTTTACTCGTAATGCATCTACGAAACCTTTCAAGTTCATTCATATGAACATTGCTACTAGAGTACATAAGGAACCGGTCGTTTACCCTGCCACAGCGGAAATTATATGATAAGAAGATGCGGATCATGTCATAAATTCTGTGAGGGCCATCTTAGCGGAGAAGCAAATGGCTATTCATTTTGGAAAAGCAGAAAATGTCATTTTTTAAACAAACACGGCTGTTCTATTTACGAAAACCGTCCAGACATACCATGTAAATCATACAAGTGTATGTGGCTTGAAGATGAGAAACAGGAGTTTCCAGAATGGATGAAACCAGAAGAATCAAATGTTATTCTTACTTGGCGCGTTAAGGATGACATTGAATACGTAGAATTGCTTGAAGCAGGGGAAACAGTGAGGTCTGATGTTTTGAGTTGGGCTATTCAATATGCATTGAACAACGAGCTAAACATAAATTATCAAATAAACGGTGGTTGGAACAAAATAGGAAACCCGAAATTTTTGGAGACCGAAATCTAAATGGCACAGTTTCATGTGAGATATAACAAAACTCGCGGAGAGATAAACAGAGGAACGATGGATCATGTCTGGCGTGTGTTCAGGGATGGAAAAGAATATCTATGTAAACATGTAATCATAAATGTTCCTAGCTACGGTGCCAATACCAATGGTGATTGGAGTATTTGTTGTGAAGGGGAAATGATAATCAACAGAGAAACATCCACTATTACTATAGAAAAAAGTGAAACAGATCATGAAATTTTATGATAACGTATTGAGTGACCACATCATTGCTTGGATAGCACGTGAAAGAGAAGAACTGCGATGGAAACAGGCTTGGAATTGCAGTCAGTTGTTCTGGGATGATAATATTAGAGTAGGAGTAACGGGGGTATGCGCTGCATCACATGTAAGCCCTGAACTATATGATGCCATTTTTGAACATATGAAACCGTATCTACCTTATTATGATAGTCTTCACATCCAGCATTACATTTGGTTTAAAGGTAGTGGAATCTGTATGCACGATGACTATAAACATAAGTTTGGTGCAACAATCTACTTGAATGATGAATGGGACATGGCATACGGTGGAATATTTATTTGGGAAGATGAACATGGTCACCGTGCTGTGTGTCCGAAAAAAAACATGCTAGCACTGAATGATGATCGCACTAATCATATGGTTACTTTGGTTAGTGATTTAGCAGTAGAGCCTAGATACACGATTCAAATCTGGGGAAGATAATATGGAATTGGAATTTTCAGAAATAAAACTGTATAATCCCGGTGTACTCAAAACGCGACTTCCTGTAAGAGTGTTTGCTGAATTGACTAGGGATTTGCAAAAACAAGTCGATTCTAAACCTAAAAGGTACAACACTGATTTAGCAGGGCATTTAGAAACAGAATTGCAATATGACATAAACGGCGATTTCAGGCAATGTATAAACTCAATGTTTTTGGAGTACAGAGAACGTTTTGACTTCTATCGTAATGATGACTATGTTATAGATTCAAGTTCTTGGGTCAACTTTCAGAAGAAACACGAATATAATCCATTGCATTATCATTACCAAGATGTGTCTTGGGTGGTTTGGATAACTATTCCATATGATCTTCAAACTGAAATGTCTCTTCCCAGTATAAGAGAAGCAAACGGGAACGTAGCTTCAAAGTTTCAGTTTGTCTACAACAAGCTGGATAGTGGAATACATATGCATGAAATCAATATTGACAAAAGTTGGGAAGGGGTACTTATCATGTTTCCCGCCTACCTAAAGCATCAAGTATATCCATTCCAAACCTCAGACGAGCATCGCATTTCTATTGCAGGAAACATCAAGATTATAAAATAACATGCGATTTGGTGAGATAAGTATAATGTGATTAACGTATTTTTACAAGACTTCTACACTCGCCTTCGTGCTTGGCACGAACTCAAAGAAAACCTACAAAACAAAGACCTTGAGACGGTATGTGTTGAGGTTGATAGGTTTTGGCAACGTTGCCCTATGAGTGCTCATTATCTGCATCCCGATGAGATTGAGTCATGGCCAAATCCTTGGGAACTCCTCAAGGATAATGACTATTGCTACTATGCCAGAGCATTGGGAATGATATACACCTTGTTGCATTTGGGTATCAAAAACATTGACTTTGTTGACGGAATAGACGATAATGGTGAAATGGCTGTATTAGTCTTAGTCGATAGCGCAAAATATGTGATGAATTGGTATCCAGACTCAGTATTAAATACAAACCTAACAGATTTCAAAATCACCAAACATATTAATATAGAAACGTTAATAAAGAAAATAGGCAAAGAATGATTAATGTAGACATCGGTAGATTTACTGACTATAACATAAATAAAGATGTAGTTCGCGGGACTGGAATCCCCAACTACTCTAATACTATTACGGAGTATCAGTAATGACTATTTATTCTAAAAATAATAATCCTTGCGGATATTATGTTTATGCATATTTGCGTAGCAAAGATTCTATCATTGCCAAAGTAGGAACCCCATACTATATAGGGAAAGGCATAGGACAACGGGCGTGGTGTCATTTTAAGGATGAGGCCACCCAACCACCGGTTGATCACCGATATATAGTAATATTAGAATCCGGTCTTACTACTACCGGAGCACTCGCAATAGAACGCAGAATGATACGTTGGTATGGCCGAATCGATATCGACCATGGTGGTATTTTAAGGAACATAACAGAAGGAGGGGATGGTGCTTCTCTGTCAGGAAAACTAAATGGAATGTACGGGAGAACTGGTGAATTACATCCTCATTATTGTAAAAAAAGATTTGACATGATTGGTGATCTTAATCCGATGTTCGGGAAACGTGGTGAAGAACATCCGGCATTTGGGTATAGACATTCAGATGAACGTCGAAAGAAAATTGCCGATTCCAAAAAAGGGGTTAAGCGAACCGTGTTTGATCAATCGGGAGAAAAGAATCCAATGTTTGGAAGAAAAGGTGAAGACCACCCAAGTTTCGGTAAAAATCCTCCTAAAATAGTGTGTCCGAATTGCAGAAAGTTGGTAAGCAATGCAATGTTTGTGCGGTGGCACCAAAATGACAAATGTGTACGGAAAGACAAAAATAGTGATTAATATTGTAAAGCGATCAGGAAAAAAAGAACCACTTAGCCTAGAAAAATGGCAGGCCCAAGTTGCTAAGGTATGCAACGGGACTGCTGATGTAAGTCAATCAATGATTGAAATTAAGGCACACCCACATTTTTATGACGGAATCACTACCCAAGAGATTGATGAGATTACTCTTAGGGCCGTTGTGGATTTGATTGATGTAGAATCCAATTCAGACGTTGGACACACTAATTACCAGTATGTCGCCGGAAAGCAGAGATTGTCCATGTTACGGAAATCTGTCTATGGACAATATAACCCACCATCATTGTATGAGATTGTAAAGAAAAACGTTTCGGTGGGCCTTTACACGCCAGAACTCCTTGAATGGTATTCCGAAGATGAATGGAATAAAATGAATGATTTCATAGATCATACTAAGGATGAAGCGTACTCATACGCCGCAATCGAACAACTTATTGAAAAATATCTTGTTCGCAATAGAGCCACAAAGGAAATCTATGAAACTCCGCAGGTTCGTTACATGGTTGCAGCAGCAACCGTTTTTCACAGGGAGGAACCAAACACCGCAAGAATGCGATTCATCAAAGAATACTACAATGCGGCCAGTGATGGGCTTTTTACTCTCGCTACCCCAGTACTTGCTGGCCTTGGAACTCCGACCAAACAGTTTAGCAGTTGTGTTCTTATTAGGAGCGATGATGACCTCGATAGTATTTTCGCTTCCGGAGAAATGATGGCAAAATATGCCAGCAAACGTGCTGGCATTGGCTTGGAAATCGGAAGACTTCGCCCTCTCGGTTCGCCTATCCGAGGGGGTGAAATCATGCATACTGGTATGATTCCATTTCTAAAGAAATGGTTTGGTGATTTGCGTTCTTGTTCTCAGGGAGGTATTCGCAATGCAAGTGCTACAGTATTTTATCCTATCTGGCATTATCAGTTTGACGATCTCATCGTTCTTAAGAACAATCAGGGAACTGAGGAGACCCGAGTGCGCCACATGGATTACGGGGTTGTCCTTTCAGGAATGTTCTGGAGAAGATTTAAAAACAAAGAGAACATTACGTTCTTCGATCCTAACGAAGTGCCTGATTTATATGAAGCCTTCTATTCAAACACGGCTAAATTCGAAGAACTCTACGTAAAATACGAAAAGCGTAAAGATTTACGCAAGAAGGTAATGAGCGCAGAGGAAGTCTTCAAGAGTGGCATTCTCAAAGAACGCACTGACACTGGACGTATCTATCTTGTATTCATTGATAACGTGATGAATCAGGGTCCATTTGACCCTGAATACCACACTATCTATCAATCAAATTTGTGTTGTGTAACCGGAGACACTGTGGTTGAATTTCTACATCCTGACGGGAGAACTGAAAAAATGTCAGTAATGAGTGCCGTTGAAAGATTTCAACTTGGTGCGCTGACTGAATCAAAAATTAAGAGTTTTAGTAATGGAGAAGTTTCTTGGGAAAATGTTTCCGCTGCCATTAAAACCAAAACCGTTACTGAACTCTATGAAATTGAAGATGAATATGGCAATGTCTTGAAGTGTACTGGCGATCACTTGATATACACTAAAAATCGCGGCTATGTTCGTGCAGATGAGTTAGTAGAAACAGACGAGTTATGTTCTGAAATTTGATTACCGAGTATAAATACATATGGAGAGCTTCATATGTATAAAGAACTGTATAAATTGTTGATTGATAATGCAAAGAAAGAGAACCGAATGAAAAATCAGGAAAATTATTATGAACGACACCATGTGGTTCCTGATTTCATGTTCAAAAACAGAAAGAGACCTGGACCAGTGGGGCACTTAGATGGTGATCCTGATTCTCCAGAAAATATTGTTTTTCTTACTTTTCAAGAACATCTTTTGGCGCATTATTATCTATATGAAATATATAAAGATACTCGTTATGAGTATTCTGCTGGCTCAGCCCTACAGTTTTTCTTTGTAAAAGCCACTGGAAATCACAAAAGACAATTAAATCTGTCAGAAGTAGATAAATCGTTTCTTAATGAAATGGAGCATTTGCGATTGTTAGGAAATGAAAGTATCAGCAAGGCGAGAAAAGGTAAGATGCCAGTAGTTGATGCAGTGACTAGAGAAAAAATCGGTTCTGTATCAATTAATCATCCCAAGGTGATATCAGGTGAATGGGTGCATCATAGTAAAGGCAAAAAGCAAACTTGGAAACATCGCTCAATGAAGGGCTCTATGAATACGAATTTCAAAGAATTGACACACGATAGAAAAGAACGCTTGTGGAAATGTGTAGCCGCTTCATGTGAAGAAGGTCATCTCAAGAAGAAACTATTATGCGAAGCATTGAAAAAAGAGTTTACCGAATTCAAAAAGATTTCATTAGCTTGGATAAAAAATAACTATGATTCATTTGATGATCTAGTTAAAGAAACAAATAAGAATTTAAAGCTGATCATAAAGTATGATCCATATCATAGAAGTAATGAGCAACGAAATTTGAATGCAATACAATCTTCAAAACATCGTTGGTATAATAACGGTAATCACAACATTAGAGTTACCGATGTTGACACTTTTATTAAAAACAATCCAGAATACATACCGGGAAAAATTAAATTATGATTAAGATTAGAAAAATTGAGGTAGAACCAACTGATGTATATGATCTATCTGTTCCAGAAACCGAGTGTTTTTTTGCAGACAACATGTTAGTTCACAACTGTGAAATTCTACTTCCGACAAAATCATTTAAGAGCCTTGATGATGAAAATGGCAGAATTTCTCTCTGCACTCTTGGTTCAATGAACTGGGGTGCATTTAGGAATCCAGAAGATATGCGTAGAGCGTGTCGCATTCTGTTACGAAGTTTGAACAACATTCTTGACTATCAGGATTTCCTGTCCATTCAGTCTAAGCTGTCAAACGATGAGATTAGACCAATCGGGATCGGAGTCACCAATCTTGCATATTGGTCCGCTAAACGCGGATACAAGTACGGCGAAGCAGAAGCGTTGCAGGAAATCAAGAGTTGGGCAGAGCATCAGACTTATTACTTGATGGAAGCTAATGTTGAGCTTGCTAAGGAACGCGGACCTTGCTTGCATTCTGACAAGACTCGTTACGGACAGGGAGTTTTCCCTTGGGAACTTAGAGCAAAGGGCGTAAATGACCTTGCTGACTTTACTCCTGAACTTGACTGGGAAAGCCTCAGAGCCGATATGATGACTTACGGTGTTCGTAACTCTACAGTTGGTGCTATTGCTCCTGTTGAATCATCATCTGTTGCTATCAACTCAACTAATGGTATAGCGATGCCTATGAGCCTGATTTCAATCAAGGAATCAAAGGCAGGTTCATTCACTCAAGTTGTTCCAGAATACCACAATGCAAAGGTTCGTAAGAACTATCAGTTGATGTGGGACCAGACAGACTGTATCGGATACTTGAAAACCGCAGCAGTATTGGCAGCGTATATGGATCAGTCCATCAGCACTGATACTTTCTACAACCCTGCTCACTTTCCTGATCGCAAGGTACCAACTACGCTCATCGCAAAGAACCTAATGTTGGCATATTACTGGGGAATTAAGACCTTATACTATAGCCTTGTCAACAAACAGGGCGCAAAAGAAGAAGCAGATGAGGCACCACTTGAAGTCATTGACTTCTTTGAAGAAGACGGTGACTGCGAAAGTTGCAAGCTATGAAACTAGGCGTTTATGGGGACAGTTTTGGTACATCCAAAAATCCTGCCATAAAAACAGCTTGGTACAACTTGCTTGGTGAAATGCTAGGAGCAACTGTTGAAACTCATGCAGTTGGCGGCAGTTCTGTGTACTATTCTTACAAAAGATTTTTGGCTACACATGAAAGATATGATGTCATTGTTTTTATGGTAAGCGATCCCATAAGGTATACAAGAGATATATCAGAAGACTTTCCTGATCTTTTTTTAAAAACGGCACCCTTAGACAACTTTCGTAAAATGCTTCCAATACCAAATCAGGGAATGGTAAGCGTTATACGAGAGAAGTTGATTAAGGATGGTACAATGACTAAAACCCAAGAAAAGATTCTTGATGATTTGAATGGATGGTTCAACTCTGTTGATATAGAATACAATACTGATATGGTAGAATTGATGCTATCCAACATTGAGACCATTCATAGCGATGTCATATTTTATCCCGGCTTTAAGTTTAGCATGGCCAACGATAGAATGCTTAAAACTGGCATAGATAATAGATATAACATGTTGTCTTTAGTAGATGAACAGGCACACAAGCTAAAAATCAAAAACTTTAACCTATTGCAGTATTCTATGAAAGAAAATGAAAAAACGATGTCGGCGCATTTAGGTCCGGAGTATAATGCGACACTGGCAAATCTTTTCTATAGTAAGATCACTGTCGGGAAATGGGACTGGAGTGACTTTGACAACATTGTAATAACTAACCCCACAGACTTTTATTATTTGAACCAATAAGATACATTAAAAGAAGAAGATAAATGTCAAAACAGCAGTATAATCTAAACACAAAAACAGACTACCTTCAACGCAAGATGTTTCTTGATCCTGCTGGACCTGTAACGATCCAGCGTTTTGAAGAAGTCAAGTATCAGAAGCTACAGAAGATTGAGCAAACCGCTCGTGGATTCTTTTGGGTTCCGGAAGAAGTAAGTCTTACCAAAGATGCAAACGATATGAAGGATGCATCTGAAACGATTGCTCATATTTTTACGGGCAATGTTCTTAGGCAGACCGCACTTGACAGTTTACAGGGCAGAGCACCAGCACAGGTTTTCACACCCGTATGTTCTATTCCTGAACTTGAAGCAATCATGAGCAATTGGTCGTTTTTTGAAACGAACATCCATTCCCGTTCATACTCGCACATCATTCGCAATATTTACAATGTTCCTAAGGAAGTGTTCAACACGATTCATGATACTACGGAAATCATTGATATGGCTGCAAGTGTAGGCAAGTATTATGATGACTTACATGTGCTCAATTGCAAGAAGGAAGTTGGCATTCATGTTGACGAACAGGAGCATATCAACGCTATTTGGTTAGCACTTCATGCAAGCTATGCACTTGAAGCATTTCGCTTTATGGTATCGTTTGCTACTAGTCTTGCAATGGTTGAGAACAAGATTTTCATGGGTAATGGTAACATCATCAGTCTGATTCTCCAAGATGAACTGTTACATAAGGAATGGACTGCTTGGATTATCAATCAGGTTGTTAAAGAAGATGCAAGGTTCGCAAAAGCTAAGGTAGATTGCGAAGCAGAAGTACGTAAAATTTACGAAGATGTGATTCGTGAAGAAAAGGAATGGGCTGGGTATCTCTTCAAGAAGGGTCCAGTCATCGGTCTTAACGAACGCATCATGGTAGACTTTGTTGACTATAATGCCGTAGACGCTCTTAAACAGATCGGCATTAAATACTGGAATCCAGCACCAAAGACTACTCCTATCCCATGGTTTAATAAGCATACGGATACGAGTAAGAAACAGACTGCACTACAGGAGAGCGAGTCAACATCGTATGTTATTGGCGTCATGTCCGATACTTTGGATTATGATGAATTACCGGATTTATAAGGAGAAAAAGAATGAAGGCAGTTGTATGGAGTAAAGAAAGTTGTCCGTTTTGCGTACAGGCAAAGGCTTTGTTAACACAAAAGGGAATTGAGTTTGAAGAGCGTAAGATAGGTGCAGAATACACGAAGGAAGACCTACTTGAAGCAGTACCCAATGCAATGACAGTTCCGCAAATTTTTCTAGACGGGGAACTAATTGGTGGATTTAAAGAGCTTCGTGCTAAGTTTTTAGCAGAAGCAGCATAAGGAAAAAGATGTGAATTATACAGTTAATGAAGTTTATACGTTCAAGTTGAACAGTGGAGAAGAATTAGTAACTAAGGTGTTGGGAGTAGATGGGGATGATATTCTCATTTATGAGCCACTGGCAGTTACCCCTGCTCCTCAGGGCGTGGGATTGGTGATAGGAATGTTCACCGCAGACCCTAAGTCTGAAACACGACTAAATAGTAAGAACGTTGCTATCTCTGCACTGACCGATCATAGTGTGAAGGTCAAGTACGTTGAAGCAACAACTGGAATCAAGATTCCAGATAAGAAACTTATTTTAGGATAATATGGCAGCACTTAGCAGAAAAGGCGACCAAAACCAAGTCGGCGGCAAAATCGTAAGGGGAGCATCAACGGTGTTTGCCAACGGTATTGCCGTTGGCTTACATGTAAGCGATATCACTTCACATCCCGGTGGAGGCACACACAGTTCATCAAAGACTACCTCAGGTAGTCCGACTGTGTTTGCAGAAGGTGTTGCAGTCCTTCGTGTGGGTTCCAGTACAAACTGTGGACATTCTATCACACAGGGTAGCCCTAATGTTAACTGTCCGTAAGAAAGAAACATGGCAGATTCAGGAACACAAAGCCCACTCGGCATAAACGTATTAGGATCAGTATTGAATAATACTGGTCTAACAATCAATCCTGTAGCTGCTGGCTACATGGGAGCAAGCAAGACAAACACTGATTATACCTTTGGTAGTTTGGTGAGTAGCACCGCCCTTCGCTTGCTAACATGGGCAATCAATGACGGTTACAATAGAGGACCCGGCAACAGCAATGCAACTCTAAGTAACACAACTTATAACAATCTTATTTCAATTGGTAGTACCACAATTCCAGCGTTAGGCAACTCACCTCCTTCTACTTATGTTATCAGTGATCCGGCAAATGTTTGGACAGGTCAAGCAACATCTGGTTATGGCATTTCTGGTAATACTGGACAAGGACAGTCTGCTACTTGGTTACCGTATAGTACTAGCAATCCAAACATGTCAGTTACTCAATGGGGTTACACAAGACTTCATGCTCTCCAAGCATGGAATGAGTTTAACTGGAACGGCACCAGCACAACACAGTCAGTTCCAGATTACAAAGAGTTCTGCTCATCTGTAATAACTGCTAACGGTTTGATGACCGCAGCAAACAAAGTAACAACATCAGCAAACAACGCTAACACGTTCCTTGATGGCACATACAGCAACATGAATGATCTAATCAGTGCTGATGTTGCGGGTATAAGTCTATCTACGGTTGATTTCGGTAATGATTTGGTAAATCTCGGAAACGCACTAGATTTAACCACGATTGAATCTTTTGGGCTACCATCTAATCTGTTGGTAACTCTCGGTAAGAACTTGGCAGTAACACAAGACTTAAGCTTGGCATTATTAGCTTCTGGTCTGTCTACTACTGACGTATCAAACATCACAAATGGTCTGGCTCCAAATATAACCACACAACAGCAACAGCAGATTTATGGTGCATTTTTGATCATTACTGGGGAAAATCTACAGAATGTTTTGGCACCATTGCAGTGCAACACACAAGGATTGAATACTCTTGCTGATTTATTGAATGTTCAAAAGCTTTTTCCAACAAGCTATGCTTCATTAACTGTGCCAGTATACAATGGTGCACCGGGTCCAACAAACAGTAAGACATATTACTTGATTTACTCCAACGGCGGCGTTAACACAGCACTCAGTAATCCTGTCATTCAAAACTATGTAGGAAGCCAGATTCCAAATGGCACTCCTCAGATTTTTGATAAAGCTGTAGACCCTTCAAACTATGCTCCCCCACCAATAGGATTTGGATCATATCTGAATAACATTCTTCCTTTTGATCAAGCTGTGGCTGCGGGCGCATTCTCATACACAATGAGACAGGTTCGCAATATTAAAAACTGCAACTTCGCAAAGTTTGCCAAAGTAGTTCAGGGTATTGAAAACACATCAGATTTACCATTAGTGGGTGGCACAAGTAAACCAACAGATCAAACATTGAATGACATTGCTATATCAAAAACGGCAGTAGGTTCTGGTCTTCAAGGAACCTATACGATGTCTGATTTCTTTGGTTGCATGTCGGGTTTGCCTTATCCATGGCAGTTGATTCAAGAACGTATTACACAGCTTCAAACCACAAAACTTTACAATATATATCAGCAGTTACTCTTGGCAGTGGAATGGGAACAAGCAACGGCAACCGTTCAGTATACCACAAATGTGATTGGTGGCACACCGTATTATACAACAACTGGGGTTACTATAAACTCTCCGGGTGGTGGATATGGACGAGGTGGCGCACCCGCTCCGACTATTACCATTTCAGATGGGTCAACTGCAACATGCACGATTGATACCAATGATGCAAATGCTGGCTCAAACGATACTGGAACCTTTGGTAGAATAAAAACAATCACTTTTGGAACTGCAGGACCAGCTAGCACGACAATACCAACTGCACAGATTCAGGCACCACCTACGGCAGTACTCCCAGTAAACACAAATGGTTCAGTGGCTACCGGTGGCACCAACACTGCTTATGGTACATCTGGATGGACATCTACAATGAACACCGTGGTCCAAGATTATATTAATCAGGCCAATACGGAGATTGCTAGCATTCAGCAAAATAATCCAACCATTGCTAACTATTTGCAAACTTATTGGAACACATGCGGTGCACAACTTACTATTGAACAGCGCACCCGCTATGTAAATATTATTCCTGTTCCTGTACCTAAGAACAACTTCCTCAATCTTTATCCATCATCATTGAACTTTTTTGTTGATACTGTTCCAACAATGGCACAGGATACTGGACCACACATGAGTGCACAGACACTTGAAGCTATTAGTGATTTAAGCACCACTGGCGGACAAAGTATTGTAGCGATGATGAGACAGGAGCGAAATCAGTCTAGACTACAATCTGCTGGTATTGATTTGGACAATAATATACCAAATACCCCATCACCAAGTGATATTAAAACATTGACAACTAATGGTACTATTGCTGGTGCGGTAACTGGAATCACAAGTCCAAATGGGAATACATATACAAATCCTGCTTGGCCAGCAAATATACAGGATGGGGTTATTATTTCTCCTTCCCCACTAGGATTGTATAATCCTACGACTGGATTCCAGCCAGCCGATAGCACTACTGCCGGTGACATTACGCAGATTTTAAATGGAACTCAAAATCCATTGGTTAACCCTACCATTCCAGTAGGGCCTTCTGCAAATGTGGCACCTACAAACTCAGTGGTAATCATAGCCCCACCAGCCGATCAGAATCCAAACAATCTTCCACCAAACTTGGACCCTAACTTTATCAATAGTGCGCTGTTACCAGCGTCACCAAGTGTTGATGATGCGATCCATCACATAACAACGTGCAACTGTGATTGTTGGGTAGCTTAAGGTTTTGTTTTATTTGTTGCTGATTTGCTTTGGTCGGCAGTGGCAGAAAGACACTCATTAGCTTGTGTGTGAATCTTGACCATAAGAGGGTATACCCCGGATGATGTTGGTAGCTGTCCAATACATTCAAGCAATACGTTAACCTCATCAAGGCTAAGTTTCAGTTCAATCTGGTCCATATCATTTTTCTCCGTGTGGGCAATGCTAATATTTATATTTCCGCTTGACACGGTATCATTTTTCATCTATATGCTCGGTATAGATTGAAAAGGGTATTTTTATGCGTATTCGTGTTGATTATGAAGAAGACTGCACCCATTCGTATTTTGAGGATGTGGCGTATGGTGATTGGGAAGAAAAATATTCTTCGAGTGTGACCGATGCCTATCGTATTGCAGACGATGCTGATGTTCCTTATCGCAGCGAATCGTTTGTCGTTCCTGATGATGCTGAATATGTCTATGTGGTCTACATGATCTACGACACTGGAGACAGCTTCGGTCGTGCTTATGGAAAGATCGACATTCTTCATGCTACCATTTCGGAAACTCAAGCGGACAAGCTGGCCAAGTACGTCACTGAACATTCCGAAGAATACACTATCAAGTTCAAGGACGACTTCGGGCGTGATATTTCCATTGACAACCGTGGTTCTGGCTACTTCGAAGACATTCAATATGTCGGGGTAGAGCGATTTGCCATCGGAGACGGTGTTGCAAAGAAGCGTTATTTCGTTAACTAACCCATAGGAGACTGACAATGAACCGTAGTGAAGCTCTTGCACCGCTTAAAGCAGGTGAAGGACGTGTTCCAGTTACTGCTGGCGTAGTTATCCGTGGTCAGATTCGCAAGGCAGCACTGCTTTCGGGCATTGACTATTACGAAGAGAAAGGTTGGCTTGAATCAACTTTTATCTTTCGTGGTCCAGCAGATAAGTTGATGCGGTTCTATAAGTGGGCTAAACAAAACTTTGGCGATGAGGATTGAGAAATGAAACTTGACTGTATTGGACGTAAACTCAAGGTTAATGATCATGTTTCCGTTCCATATGACCATAACTGGCTGATTTGCCCAACACAATTGATTGGTAAAATCACGCGGTTGGGAACGAAATATGTATATGTACGGTTAACGATTCCTCAACATGAAGGAGACACAAAGGGTCACGTGGAAGAAATTCCTGTTATTCCTAAGGATTTGTGTAAAATTGAAGACTCTTTTGATTTGTTGAAATATCTGATCACGAGGGATTGAAAAATGATCTTGACAAGGTGATGGTTTAGCAGTATACGCAACACATCACTCTGATACTAAGGAAAAACTAATGCTGTTTCTTATTCAAAGCGGACTGCTCAGCTTTGCGGCTGCACTGTTCATCGCTCTTATGGGCATTCTTACTTGGCACTTGGGTCGCAGTGTTCCGGTTGCCATCATGAACTTCTGTTTGGCGGTAATGAACATCGGGTTTGGTATCATGAATATTGTAACCCATCCTGGAATTTGGAATTAAAAGCTTCTATTAAGTCGCACTACAACTAAGGAGATAAGACATGGATTTGTTTCTGAATGGTCGCAGGGTTCTGTTTGCAGAAGTTGAAGGGGTTGACTTCAAGGACTATCCCAAGTTCTGTGATGCATATATCGCCTATGCTGAGTTTGAAAACGGGATGCCGCTGAACGATTTCCAGCTTGATCAGCTTACCGAAGAAAACTATGATTTCATTCACGCTGAGTGCATGGAACAGATGTTTGGTGCAGCCGATTCCGCTCGTGAATACACAAGTGAGTGTGGATAAAAAGTTGTTGACACTATAATCTTTTGGTTCTATGATCACTTCATACTCAAACAAAGGAGTTTACCATGAACAAGTATCAAATCGCTTCTGCTGTTGTTGATGAATACATTGCTCTTCTTGATAAAAAGTATGAAAATGATCAATATAAATATCCATGCAAAACTGGTCATCTCCAAGAGGCTCTCGTGTGGGCAGTAGCTGAAGGCGTTGAAGCCATTCAAGAACGCATCAAGCGGTTGAAATCGGAACAGGAAATCAGCGATGCATAAAAACATTGAATCTATTCCCACTGATCAACTCTTTGAGGACGGATTTGCAATGGTTGCTGTTGGTGCTTACCGTTTGATGGAAGACGGTAAGTACCAAGAAGCATACGATCAGTTGGGATATGTACTCGACTTGTTGATGGAAGATCGGCAAATGCTTCGTAAAAAGTATAAGGTAGAACCGTGATTCCTTTAGCATTTCGCGGGCTTGCGTTATTTGCTTGTTCGGCGCTATTGATGTACTTCATCGTTAAGAACATGAATCGACCGCGCTAAGACACAATATAATAATATACTAACTTTTTCATAAATAGTTACTCAAGGAGTTTAACTTATGAAAAAGTTAGTAACCGCAGTTATGATGCTGCTATCATTGTCGTTGACGATAACAACGACACCTGCATTTGCTTGGAATCAGAGAGCACCTCTTCCTCTACAGCAATGCTCAATCCATGCACCATTTGGTGCGCCTCAGTCTGCTCGTCCATTGGAAATGATCTGCCGTGAAGCGTATCTTGTTGGATTTGATCCAACGGCACACATTCCCGAATATGTTGAGTGGACTCTTACTCCACAAGCTGCATTGGGTTGTGTAGCACGTTCAAACGCATTTGCTACTGACATGAGTGTACCGGGAAGTGCTGCACCGCAAGACTATGCAGGTACAGGATATGATAAGGGACACATGGCACCAGACGGTGATCAATCTTGGAATCAGCAAGTAGAGTTTGAATCATTCTTGATGACCAATATGACACCACAAGCTGGATCACTAAACCGTGGTATCTGGAAGTTGCTTGAAACTTCATTCCGTGGTTGGGTATATCAAGAAAATCGTCCATTCACTGCCATCTCTGGTGCAATCTATGGACCACAAGATAAGAAAATCGGTCGTGGCGTTGTTGTTCCTCACGCATTCTACAAGATCGTGATTGATGACGAAACTGGTTATGTTGCTGCTTGGTATTTCCCACATGTTGCACCATATCCTAACCTAGGTAATGACTTGACACGTTATCGTAGATCGGTAGCACAGATTGAACAAGAAGCAGGCATTCGTATTGGTCTTCCAAAGAATGCACAGGAAGTTCCTGTCGGTAAGGAATGGCCAGTAAACTTTGGTGCACTCACACAGGCTAAAAGAGCCAAGTGTGGTGCAAATGCTTCTATTGACTAAAATACAAGGGCAGTGCAGCATTTATGTTGCACTGTCCACCAAAAGGTGATATGATGAATCTTAATCGTTTAGGAAGTGGTCGCAAACTTATTGACCAGATTTCCAACAAGGGAAACAATAGAAATATGGGTTGGACATATCAACAACAGCAAAAGTTGCTAGATACTCAAAAAAATCCTCACAATCCACAGACGAGAAACGTTAAGAAATGAGCGATAATAGAGAGAAGAAGTCCATGCGCCGCGCAAAAACGGTGAATGCTATTGAACGTCAAAAACGTATAGCCAAAGCTGCAGGCGTAAATCATACCAAGAATCAGCCACACCGTTATGCAAAGATGCATTCATTGAACTGTGGTGATCCTGATTGTGTAATGTGTGGAAATCCTCGCAAGTTTTTCAAAGAGCGCACATTGCAAGAGAAAAAGTTTATTGAAGGCACAAAACTTGATGCCCAAAATGGTTGCATTTAACCAAAAACGTGTTATAGTTAAAACATAAGCGTCTGAGGTTGAGTGGCATCACACGGGTCTCTAAAGCTCAGGATAGCGGGTTCGAATCCTGCCAGACGCGCCAATATTCTACAGGAGAATAAAATGAGTGACGCACTTCCAACTGTCGTTCCGGCAGTAGTATTTAAGACTCGTGTCCGTGATGACAGCATCGAAGGACCTAATCCATATCGTTGGCAGGATGTAACCTCCTACGATTACTTCGGTGGCAAGCGAGTCGTTCTTTTTTCCCTTCCGGGTGCATTCACCCCAACTTGTTCAACTTACCAGCTTCCTGGATTTGAGCAGAATTTTACTGCTTTTCAGGAACTCGGCATTGATGCAATCTATTGCCTTTCAGTTAACGACTCATTCGTAATGAACAAGTGGGCACAGGATCAGGGTATTCAGAATGTTCAAGTTATTCCGGATGGTTCTGGTGTTTTCACTAGCGCGATGAACATGCTTGTTGCCAAGGACAATCTTGGCTTTGGTGCTCGTTCATGGCGCTATGCAGTCATCGTGGACAACGGTGTCATTGAAAAGTGGTTCATTGAACCGGGAATTGAGCATAACTGTGCAACTGATCCATATGGTGAAACTTCGCCTGAGAATATTCTTGCCTATCTTAACGGCTTGAATCAGGGATAAGCTATGAACACTGTATTGTGGCTGCTGGTAGCATTTCAAATTAAACATTTTGTCTGTGACTTTCTGTTGCAGCCAGAATACATGTGGAAAAATAAGGGGACTCTGGGACATCGTGGTGGAATTGATCACGCGGTGTTCCACGCCCTTACTACTTACGGGATTCTGTTGTATTTTTCGGTTCCAGTAGTTGAAGCATACACTATGTTTCTGCTTGAGTTCTTTGCTCACTACTTCATTGATTATGCAAAGATGAACATCAATCGTATCAAGGGCTGGAAAGCTGATACTCATCCTCAGTTTTGGAATGCACTGGGGCTTGATCAACTGCTACATCAACTAACTTATGTAGCTATTCTTGCATTCATTAATTTACCGCACTAAATATATCAAAGGAGAATAACAATGGCATAGATTGAATACGCATGTAAAGATGTAGTCTTCCATTTCAATAAGAAGCATCTGGAAGATCAGACCATTCCCATGTGGGTCGTTAAAACACAGGGTAAAACCTACTATGTAGAGCATGTGGAATGTACGGTTCCATGGTCTACCAAAGAAACCCCAGATAATCCTAGCACTAAAGGCAGCATCAAAGTCAAAGACTGTCTTCTCGTCATTGACGAGGAAAACTGTGCCAACATCACTAAACTCACTGCACATGACAAGATTCGTCTTCGTAATGAGGCGAAGGGTATAACTCGCATCGTGTATACTTACAACGGTAAGAAAGATGTTGAAGACGCCATCAATCAATCCAAAATCAAACATGGTCCATTCAAGACGCTTGGTGGCGGGTGCGGCACAAAATTTTATGTAACGGAAATCATGAATAAATCAGAACTATCATTCCTGACACTATCGGCGGGTGACAAGTTCCGTGTCCTTATGCCAAATGAAAAACAGTATCAAGACTATGATGATCCTAATCATGATCCTGATTGGTATTGGAAACAAGAGGTTGAAGAAGATGAAGACGAGGATGAAGATGATTAATAGTCAGCGTATCGTAGTTCCTAAAAAGGATTTTAGAAAGGTAGAGCAGGCTATAAAACAGTCTGGAGTAAAATTCTACCCCTTCTCAAAAACTTCTGATGGATATGAAATCGAGTTCACGCCTCAAGATCACCCATTGGTATCGTATCTTTTACTAAAGTATGATGTGTCTATGATTGACTAAATACTGATATACTCGGAGTCATCATGTCAGTAATTATTTTATCTAAGCGTCCAGAAGAGTACGAATGCATTCGGCTACTTGAATCATTTCAAAAACTAGATATTAACGCTGGCATTACCCATCCAGATAAATATGACATCGTGGTTAATCAGTCTAATGAAACTGGTATCAAGTATGAAGGTCTTGCCATTGAAAAGCCAAAGTTGTTTCTTACTCGCACCGGTTCGGGAACAAACAACTTTGCAAGAGCATTGATAAGGCAATTTGAACAAGAGGGAATACTTACAGTAAATTCATCTGACAGTATTGAGATTGCAAAAGATAAGATGAGAACTTCTCAGATTTTAGCAAGCAATCATATTCCCATTCCAACAACAATGCTTGTTCGCTTTCCCGTAGAAATTGATATTGTGGAAAACAAGATAGGCTTCCCGTGCATCGTTAAAGTTCTGAATGGTAGTTACGGTGAGGGAGTCTATCTTTGCGAAAAGAAAAGAGACTTCAAAAAACTGATGGAGTTTGTAGACTCATTGAAGAGTGCAAAAACTCTTATTGTTCAGGAATATGTAGGTCACCGACCGGGAGAAGACCTTAGGGTTTTTGTAGTCGGTGGTAAAGTGATCGGGGCCATGAAACGTGTTGCTCCTGTCGGTGACTTCCGCGCCAACATTACAAATGGTGGACACGGAGAACGTTTTGAAGTCACCGACGAAATTGACTATATTGCTCGTGAAACTGCACGAGTATGTGGATTACAGATTGCTGGTATTGACTTACTGTTTGATGAAAATGGATTCAAAGTTTGTGAAGCGAACTCAGCACCGGGATTTGAGGGATTCGAGAAATACTGTGAAGTGAATGTTGCTGATCATATTGCTGAGTTCGTGAGATTCAAGCTAAATGGTATCAATTCTTAAGGAATAATTATGTCAAAAATGTATACAAATAAGAGAATCGTAGAAACAGAAGACAATCTACTTCCGCTTCCAAAACAAACTGATTCTGAAAAAAGAATCAAGTATCTTGAGGAAAGAGTGAGAGTACTAAGTGAGCAGGTTCATCGCATGGCATCAGCACTTGAACTAAACAACAAAAATATTCGCCGTCAAGGAAGCAACATCAACACTTTGGGTAATGCTTTACGTAGTAGTAAAAACGGGTAAACATTAGAAACTCTAAGAAAGTCACAGGGGTAAGAACCCAAAAGCTTCGCGGCAACTTTACCCCAGAAGAAAGAGAAGCTAAGCGTATTGCTGCAATTGAATTGCAAAGAGCAAATAAAGAAAAAAACCTGACATGTAAGGGAAACGCTAAATAGTTTTACAAAGATAAGCTTTGTAACCAACGGAGTTTTAAGAATCGGGCCTTTACTCCGTAGCCCATTTAAATATGAAGGAAAAACAATGATGTATAATAGTAAGCTGGTCGCCAGCATCAAAGCCAACGGAAAAGTACTCCGTGAATTCAAAGATACCGTTTATATTCCATTCGGTTCTGAATACTCAATCCTACTAAAGAATCTCAACACAGTTAGAGCAAATATCAACATCTATATTGATGGCGATAACATTGTTCCCGGTGGACTCGTCCTCAATGCTGGACAAGAGATTGATCTTCAACGTGCCATTCGCAATGGAAACATGAATGAAGGCAACCGTTTCAAGTTCATTGAACGTACAGGCAAGATTGAAGACCATCGTGGTATCAAGCTGGAAGACGGTTTGATCCGAGTAGAATATCAGTTTGAAAAGGTATTCAAGCGTCAGGATGGTATCTATTGGAACAACTACATAACTTGGACTGCACCGTCGCAACCACACTACGGTGATCCAAGTTGGCAAATTCTACGTTCAACTGGTGGAGGCACTGCAACTCCATCTTGGATGACAGGAACCACAACTTGTGGTGGTGATGGACTTGGTACAACCTATGCCGCAGTTAACAACATGGCTGTTGGTGCTACACTGACTGCAAGTTCTGCACAGGCATTCAATGCTGCTCCTCAGACTGAAACAGGAATCACTGTTCCGGGTAGCAAGAGCGATCAGAAGTTTGTAACAGTCAGTGATTTCGTATGTGAACCAGAAAAGCACAATATCATTCTCAAGTTGCTTGGTGAAACTCCTGACAACGAAGTAGTACGTAAGCCAATCACTGTTAAAGCTAAGCCAAAGTGTGTGACTTGTGGTAAGCAAAACAAAGCAGCATCCAAGTTTTGTTCAGAATGCGGAACTGCACTAGAAATTTTTGCATAAAACTGCTTGACAGCCTAAGGTCTCCTTGTTATATGATTTGTGTAACAAGGAGACATGAAGATGAGCAAAGGTAAGTACAGCCCGGCACTGACCCGTAAAATGATCGCTGCGTGGGATGATGACACTTTCATCTATAATGCTGACAAGCAGATTCCTCCCCTGACTTGGGATTTCGGTGAGTATAGCTCTCGGGTTCATTTGGCTAACCATGACAAGGACGGCTTTGATAGCTATGGCTACAGCGCCTTTGATGCTGACGGCAATTATGTTGGCATTGGTGATGGTGTTGATCGTTACGGCTACACTGAAATGGACTACCTCGCTATGAGCGATGATGAGTTTGAATCCATCTGCATCTACGGAGCTTGATCATGAATCCGAATCGCAAACTCAAGCAAGAAGTTTATATTCGTATTTGTCAGGACTCTGGGTGGCAGCTTGATTATATTGAGGCTGCTAAGTTGGCAGGTAAGGTTCTCACCTGCCACCCGTTTGAAGTTTATAATGCATTTGGCGATATGAGCAATATGCAGAAGGTAGCAACTGGCGAACATCCTGCCTGCAATCGGAAGGTATAAAATGGGCAACAGGGTGAAGGAAATTCTTGACTTCACCCTGTTATTCGTGTATAAATAGACTTGTAGAGGGATAGACCTTCTATATAAAATCGCTAACAAGGAGTTTGTAGCAATGGAAGATAAAGAGTTTGACCTATTGGTCTTTGTGGGCCGGTTTCAGCCCTTTCACAATGAACATAAGCGTGTCATTGACATCGCACTTCAAAAATCCCGACATGTATTGATTCTCGTAGGTTCGGCAGGTAAGGCCCGCACGATCCGCAATCCGTTCACCTTTGATGAGCGTCGGCAGATGATTCAGAATTCATTCAATGACGAATTCAAGCATCAAATTGCGTATCGTGATGAATATGCAGATGCTTTGAGTAAGCGTATTATCATCAAACCTCTTTATGACAAGACCTACAACGATGCTGCTTGGATCAAGCAGGTTCAGGAACTCGTCAAGGATACTACGCTTGACGTAATGAATCCTAGCGGGTTCATGGCATCTGGCTACAATGATGCAAAGGTCGGACTGATTGGTGCCAGCAAGGATGGCTCAAGCTACTATCTCAAGCTGTTTCCGCAATGGAAGTCGGTGAATGTTGAGATTGAAGCTGACGTTCATGCTACTACCATTCGTGAAGCGTTTCTAGATTCTCCTCCGGTCTGGGTGCTGAAAAACATCGGCAAAACTGTTCCTAATAGCGTGATGAAATTTTTGATTGATTTTTCTGTAACGGAAGAATACACTACCCTTCACCGAGAACTACTATTCGTCCGCAGCTACAAGAAGCAGTGGGAAGTTGCACCCTATCCTCCTATTTTTGTTACCACAGATGCCCTAGTTACTTGTTCTGGACATATTCTTCTAGTTGAACGCAAGGCGGAACCGGGTAAAGGTATGCTTGCTCTTCCCGGAGGATTTTTGAATCAAGATGAAAAGATCATTGATGGTACTATTCGTGAACTGCGTGAAGAAACCAAGATCAAAGTCCCAGAACCAGTTCTTCGGGGTAATATTGTTCGCACTGATGTTTTTGATGATCCTCACCGGTCCTCTCGCGGCAGGACGATCACACATTGTTCTTTAATTCAGCTTCCTAATGCAGTTGAATTACCTAAGGTTAAAGGATCGGACGATGCGCGAACCGCAGGGTGGTATAAACTCGGTGATCTTGATGAATCCATGTTGTTTGAGGATCATTGGCATATTATTCAATACCAACTCGGCCTTTAATTAGTGTATTGATGAATAAGAGGGCTTTGATCATGGAAGATAATGAAGTAGGCGGACATAAGTTTCCGGTCCAACTTGGAGAAGTTATTATGAGTGCTATTAATGCTCTACCAGAGGAAGAATATGCAAATGGCAGAACAGCGGCTTATTGGCATATTATGGGCGTTCTTGATCGGCATCTTGTAAGGAATCACAATTCTACTGTTGAGGGACTTTGATTATGCTTAATCACATTAAAGGCAATCTCATTGACCTTGCTGAGCAGGGTGAATTTGATGTTATCGTGCATGGGGCGAACTGCCAAAATGTTATGGGGAGTGGTATTGCCAAAGAGATTCGCGCACGATATCCTCAAGTATATGAAGCCGATACTATTGCCACCAAGCAATGGAAAAATCCTGTTGCAAAGTTAGGAAACTTTAGTACATATGCTACTTATGGTAAGCCAAGTGATAGTGAACACCCTTTTATCATTGTAAACGCTTACACCCAGTTGCACTATCTGCCTCGTGGAGTTGATCATTTTGAGTATGAAAGCTTCTATCTCATCTTGAAGAAGCTAGCGGTACTTGGTGGAGTTCGTTTCGGCTTCCCACTAATTGGATGCGGGTTAGCAGGCGGTGATAAGGATCGTATCATTGCCATGCTGGAAGACTTTGCTGAAAAGGTTTCTGCTAAGGGTGGGGCTGTCACTCTTGTGGAATTCGGTTGAGGTTATTATGATTGAACTAGATGATTTTCCAAAATGGGAAAGGTTTGGAATTCACAACGACCTTCCCGTATATAAAGTATACACATCTGAAATTCGCAGTTGGGTAGAATCGCAGTCAGAGAAGTTGTGGAAACCCTATATGTATGGTTATGTAGATTATGTTTTTACTAAAGAACTTGAAATGCTATTCCTATTGAGGTGGTCATAAACTGTAGTTTTTGATTACAAAGTATAAATACTGTCATATTAATCAGTATGAGGTATTTATGGACTACACAAAGTTATACGAGTTGTTGATAGAAACAAGGAGAAGTAAAGGAATTCCAGAAGGCTATAAAGAGGTTCATCATATTGTCCCTAGAAGTTTCGGGGGAAGTGATGATCCAGAAAACTTAGTGGTCTTGACTGCACGGGAACATTTTGTTGCTCATAGACTATTAGCCAAGATGTATCCTAACTCAGGCATGGTTCACGCAGTATATAAGATGGCTTGCTCTAACCTCACTATGAAACGATTCAAAGTTACGAGTAGAGTATATGAACATTTGCGTAGTGCCCATGCCCATAGAGTTTCTACCGACGAAGTTGCTAAGATGAAGAAGTCGCTTGCTGGTAAAGGAAAGAAGCAAAGTGAAGATCATATTAAAGCAAGGACTGAAAGTAGAAAGCAGAACGGAAAATCTTGGTTAAGTGATGAAGCTAAACGAAATATGTCTAAACCAAGAATCAAAGTTAGCTCAAGGAAAGGACGAAAGTTTAGCACACCGGAAGAACTTGCAGGTATTGCCAAGATGGTGGAAGCTAGGAAACAGAATGGATCATATGCTTGGACAGAGGAACAGAAACTAGCACAAAGTCTCAGATTCACTGGGAAGAAAAAGAACACGAAACCATTAACTGACGATCAAAAACAAAGGTTAAGGCAAGAAAAAACAAAACCAGTTACTTGTCCGCATTGTGGAAAAGTAGGAGCAATGATGGTTATGCCTAGATGGCATTTTGACAATTGCAAAAATAAAAGTTGACAAATCAATTCGGGTTTGTTATACTCACAAATGCAAAGGCGATAGACGTCGAAGCACATTGTTAATAAAAGGAGTTTTTATTATGACACAACACAACATTTGCCTGAATGCAGATTCTTACAAGTACTCAATGTATGTGCAATACCCTCCTAACACGACTGGCATTTACAGCTACATTGAAAGTCGCGGCGGCGTTCACAGTTCTACTGTGTTCTTCGGCTTGCAGGCATTCATCAAGGAATATCTTTGTGCTCCAATCACGCAAGAAATGATTGACGAAGCCGAAGCTATTATCCTTGCACACGGAGAACCTTTCAATCGTGAAGGTTGGGAATACATTCTGCGTGAACATGATGGCTATCTGCCTGTTCGCATCAAGGCAGTGCCTGAAGGTACTGTTGTTCCTGTCAAGAATGTTCTCGCTACTATTGAGAACACTGATCCCAACTGCTACTGGCTGACCAGCTTCCTTGAAACTGCGCTGCTTCGTGCAATTTGGTATCCTACAACTGTTGCTACCAACAGCTACGAAAACAAGAAATTGATTCTTGAATATTTGGAGAAGACTGGTGACCCTACTACTATTGATTTCAAGCTACACGATTTTGGTGCTCGTGGGGTATCGAGCCTTGAGAGTGCTGGCATCGGAGGCGCTGCCCACTTGGTTAACTTCATGGGAACAGACACGGTTGAGGCTCTTCTGTTTGCTCGTCGTTACTATAATGCTGATATGGCAGGGTTTAGCGTACCTGCTATGGAACACAGCACTGTAACTAGCTGGGGTCGCGAATACGAAGTTGATTCGTATCGCAACATGGTCAAGAAAAACGGCAAGCCCGGTGGCATTGTTTCGGCAGTATCGGATAGCTATGACATCTTCAAGGCTTGCGAACTGTGGGGTACGGAACTCAAGCAGGATGTGCTTGATAGTGGTGCTACTCTTGTTGTTCGTCCTGATTCGGGCGATCCGGCCGATGTGGTTAGTAAGTGCTTGAAGATTCTTGACAAGTACTTTGGTCACACTGTCAATGACAAGGGCTTCAAGGTCCTGAACAATGTTCGTGTGTTGCAGGGCGATGGTATCAATCACGCAAGCATTCGCAGCATTCTCTACACTATCACGCTTGCTGGCTACAGTGCTGACAACGTGGTGTTTGGTCAGGGTGGTGCATTGCTCCAGATTGTGAACCGCGATGATCAAAAATTCGCTCTTAAGTGCAGTGCTGCATTAGTTAATGATCAATGGGTTAACGTATTTAAAGACCCTATCACTGATCAAGGCAAACAAAGCAAGAAAGGTCGCGTAACCCTTTACCAAGATTCGGATGGAAAATACTTTACCGATATTGAGGGGAAGGGCGAGTCAGTACTAGTAACCGTTTTTGAGAACGGTCACTTGATTACTGAACACACATTTGATGATATCAGGAAACGAGCTTCGCTCTAATACCTACAATTTCTTTAGTTATCCATCTAGGGTCATCTTTTTCTACCCTTCCAACTGACTTGCCCGTTCTAGAGCATTTTGCAATAATAGTGTTTTTAGAACGGGCAATTATTTCTCCAGTACCCCATCTTGGATCATTCCTGTGAATATTTCCCAGAGATTCACGGGTTTTTGAATCTTTGGCGGGTATGAAGTCTTTAGACATACTGATGATTTCTCCAGTTTTCCATCTCGGGTCTGTTACGGATATTCTTCCTAATGGCATATTAGTTGTGGCATCAATTGCAGGAGCATTTTTAGAATTCACATGTTTAATGGTTCCATTTATGTAGTCTGGGTCATTGCGTGAAATCATACCATTTTTGGTAGCAACGAATTCGGAAAAGAGCGGAGACCCTATTATTTCTCCAGTTTTCCAGCGCGAGTCTGTTACAGCAATTCTTCCAATACATTTCTTTGTAACAGGATCATATGCTGTTCCGTAACCATTACTGGTGCTTTTCAACTTTCCTGAAAGATATGTTGGATTAGTTTTTTCTGTTTGAAATGTCTTTCCGTTTTCATCGCGAACTGCGAGCTTGCCTTTTGTATTTCCTTGAATTTCTCCAGTTTTAACTCTTTCGTCTTCACAGTCAACCCACACTAAGTTACCATTATGATCAATTCCGCAGAAATGTCCAGTTGTATCAAATTTAGAATTACCATACGCTCTATTGAGCCATTTTTGGTCGTGTATTACATTCAGTTTGCGTTGAACTTTATCCTCCCACTGTCTGGAAGCTAATACATTGTTAAAGATTTTTCTAACTTGGATAACATCGGGGTGTCCGTTATCTTCTATAAACTGTTTGACAATTGGACTTGAAGTAAAGTATGTGGTCCATAGATCAGATGGGTGGCAGTTTTTGGCGTATCGCACACCATAGTACCATTTGTTGAGATTGGTCCACCCGATAAGATATGTAAATGGAGTATGTTGCATTTTTATCCCTTTTGAAAGTTTGCTATGATTATTTATCTTTTCTCTTGACATTCCGATCAACTTAGTGTAATGTGAAAACATGATGAACGAACACACAGGAGTTAAGATGAAGAGGTATGCTTATTTCTTCACGCGACAAGACATTTTCCGCGAGTACCAATTGGTGCAGACGGCTCATGTCGTTATGAAACTCGGCTACGGTCTTTGGAAGAACGGTGATGCTGACGCTGATCCGGACAACACTTACTTCACTTGTGTTGGTGTTCGCAATCTAGAAGCCCTTGCGGCTGTTGAAAAGATTCTCATTAAGTTTGGATTCAAGTACGAGAAGTTTCTTGAACCTGATCTAAACGATGGTGAGTATACTGCACTGGCAGTTTATCCAGTTGATGAAGATAAGCGGGATGTCCTGCTTGCATTTAACCTGCTAAAGTTTTGAGGAAAAAATGGCATACTTTTTGAAGAACGGTAATACTTTCCGAGTTTCCAGCAAGGAAGCTATGGATTTGCACGAACAACTTCCTGCAGGCAACTACACTATTGCTCAGGATATGATGGGCAACTTCTATCTTGAACAGATTGATGACTTTGAGATTCCTGCGAAGATGTATGGCAATACTCTTCGTCATACTGATCGCATCATCAATACGTTCTGGGAACGTCCACAGCAGACCGGTGTTCTGTTGAACGGTGAAAAGGGTTCGGGTAAGACTTTGCTTGCCAAGAATCTCTCTACTGAACTTGCAAAGCAGGGTGTTCCTACTATCGTGATCAACCGCGATTGGAAGGGTGACGCATTCTTCAAGCTGTTGCAGGACATTGATCAGCCTTGTGTCGTTCTCTTTGACGAGTTTGAAAAGGTCTATGATCGTGAAGATCAGGAACAGATTCTGACTCTGCTTGACGGTGTGTTCGGCAGCAAGAAGCTTTACGTTCTTACTTGCAATGACAAGTACCGCATTGATTCGCACATGCGTAATCGTCCGGGTCGTATCTTCTACCTGCTTGACTTCAAGGGTCTTGATTCTGCATTCATTCGTGAATACTGTGAAGATCGTCTGAACAACAAGCAGTACATTGATCAGATTTGCGGTCTTACGAGCCTCTTTAATCAGTTCAACTTTGACATGCTCAAGGCACTTGTTGAAGAAATGAACCGTTACAACGAGTCTCCGTCCGAAGCCCTTGAAATGCTCAATGCGAAGATTGAGTATGATGACGGTGCCAAGTTTGACCTCAAGTTGATTGACAATGGTGTTGAAGTTGAGGACGTATGTCCGTCGCAGTGGCGAGGCAACCCGCTTGCTGTTGCTGGTATCAATGTTGAATATGACACTGATCCCAACGACGATGATGCGGAGTACAAGGACCTTCGCTTCACTCCTGAACATCTGATCAACCTGAACACTCAGGAAGGTCGCTTCATCTTTGAAAGCAAGGGCGCGCGTCTCATTATGACTCGCGCTAAGGAGAAGCCGTTGTTTGATTACATTTATCTTGCTATCTGAAAAGGAGAGGTGTAGGGGCTTCGGCCCCTACATTATTACATGCTAGAATGCTTAATCATCGGAGATAGTATTGCACATGGTGTTGCTATGCAGCGCCATGTGTGTGCTGATTATGGTCATGTCGGTTGGACCAGCAAACAAGTGAACCGACACTACAAAACTTTTTCACTGAATGCAGACACTGTGGTAATCAGTTTGGGAACAAACGATACTGCAATGATAGATACTTATAGCGAGATTAGCCAGCTACGGTCTAGAATCCAAGCCAAGCGAGTAATCTGGATCATTCCTGCCGCAGTTAATCCTAAGTCAGGCACAACAGCACTGACAATCCAGCACATCGTGTCAACAGTCGCATCAATGTACAAAGATTACACACTAACGATTCCCAAGCCACTAGCCGACCATTATCATCCTACTGGTAAGGGATATAAACAACTCGCAAAGGAAGCAGGATTATGAACTGGTTAACTATGGTAGGCGGAACCATACCCAAATACGCACAGGAGATTGCTACTGATTTGGAAGAAGCAATGTCTTCTGATAGTGGGCTTACTGAGATTGATTCTCATGCGTGTGCATTGGCAGCAGCAGTAGCAACCGGAAACGGTGGACTCGGATTTGAGATTTCAATGAATGGTCCTCTGTTCAAGACAAATGAGCGTGAAGCAGCAAAACGTGCAGCCACACTTCTTTCTTACAAAGATACATTATACATTTTTAACTCCTGCTTTGAATGGTCCGGATTGACTCCTGACATCAGCTATTCTGACAGCAGTGTAACTGAAACGCAGTATACAATGTATGAGTTTGCGGCTGCAGTGGCTCTTAAGAACAAGGTTTTCATTGCAGAGCGAATGAAGAACCTGACTAGCATGGGTGTTCCGCACTCTCAGATTATGGCAATCTCTAAGATTGCGGCGGTGGTTGCAACCTTCTCTAAGATTGTTGTTTGATTACTTAATACCGATAATCATAAATCTACGATACCCGTTGTCATCACTATACCTAATCTCTTTAGTACCAGAGAACAGATACTTTGACATCGGGTATTTTTGTGCCAAATCATCAAGTTCCTCGTTTGGATTAACGCACAACCAAACATCATCATCGCCAATCGTGACATCACTTGATTGGATGCAAACAAGTTTGCCGTACTCAAGATTCTCAAACCAATCGTTGGTAGCCATATGTTCTGGCGAACAGTTGATAATCACATCATACCAAGATACATCATATGACCCAGCATCAGCGGTTAAGTTTTGAACTTTTCCATCTATCGTCCAAGCGTCTACTATTTTATCAGCGATAGGCTTCACATCAGGGTCTAAATCAATGCCCAAAAAGGCTTGACATTGATCTGGGTTACGTGTTAGAAGCATAAATGCAACGAGGTTGTACCAACTTCCAAGCACTGCTACCTTAGCATTGTCGGGAAGAAACGGTTCAAGTTCTTTGCACAACCAGAGTTTACTCTGGATTTGTCCATGAGAGAAAGCATCAAAGTTCATGTGAATATTTAGATGATTTTTTTCTTGACAACAGTTTTTGAATGATATATAAGAGTGAATATGAAGCGATTTTGAGGAAAAGTTGAAAAACAGCCCCTTAAATGGCGTTTTTTTAAACACGGAATAAATAAACTTACTATGAATAACACTTGTAACATATGTCTGCAACAGCATAAACAACTCTGGGCACTCGCCACAGAAGGGTTAACTATGCCTGTAGCATATCCTACAAGCATCCGCGTTAGCTTTAATTCATTGAATGGTGACGGGGGTACACAGGTTTGACAAAGAAGTAGAAACTTCAAACATCAAATCTAAGGTACCCCGGAAAGAAGTTTCCGGGGTTTTTTGTTAGTCAAGGCCAAAAACTTTGACAGTTGGGATGAAAGACCTGACAAAAGTGCAAGTCGGAACGAGGCTGCAAAGCACTATAAAAAAAGAACGGGCGTCACTGGGATGAAATCTGTGGAGGTAACACAGAGAGTAAAAAAGGTGGGGAGCGGGTCAGTCCGAATTGCCGGACAACATATCTCGCTCCATCAAGAAACAAAAGGCTATTTCATATTAGATAGGAGTACGAATATGTACAAGAAAACTGCAAAAGCGACACAACGAAAAATGATGAAGACTGCAGAATATGCACCAAGTCTCGCTACTTTATATGATAAACATGACAAATCACAGTGGTCCGCTAAAACCATTAACCGAGCGATTTCTTCTACAAAGAAAAGAAGGAAAAACTTTGGAAATTATATGTTTGGTATGAAGTTCCGTTAAACATCTATTACTTGAGAACATTGAGATTTAAACACACGCCCTCTTACCATGAATAAGAGACTAGCACATCAGAAATGTTTTCAAGTAACAGATGTATTATAAATATCACGCAGGATTCATTGCCCCTTCGTCTAAAGGTAGGACAACAGATTTTGATTCTGTTTACGTTGGTTCGAGTCCAGCAGGGGCATCCAAACTCTTATAAAATAATGCTGCTTTAGCTCAGTGGTAGAGCAACGCATTAGTAATGCGTAGGTCGTCAGTTCGAATCCGACAAGCAGCACCAGAAAAATGGTCCCTTAGTTCAGTGGAATAGAGCGCCTGTCTTCGAAACAGGATGTCGGGAGTTCGAATCTCTCAGGGACTACCAGATTACCTTGTCCTGACTGTGAAGAAGGAAACCCGTAACCCTTGATATCCGCAGTGTCCGCCAAGGATGAGTCGGAAGGGAAAAGTTGGAACAAAGCATTCGGGTCCAACAAGGTATATAGTTTCGCCGGATTACTAAACAGCGGTTCCTAGGTCTGCCGTGGTGTTTACCGGTAGAGGTTCCCGATACCTCTATAAAAACAGGGAGAATTCATGCAGCCATAGCTCAACTGGATAGAGCATCGGTCTACGAAACCGAAGGTTATAGGTTCAAAGCCTATTGGTTGCACCATTTTCATTGACTAATAGTATAATGGTAATGCACTTCGCTGTTAACGAAGGTTATGTAGGTTCGAGTCCTACTTAGTCAGCCATTTTAACACTTGACATTGTTTCACAATCTGATAGAGTAACACACATGAGCTATCATCTTTTTCTTGACGATGAACGTGTCCCCAGTCAGGTGACTTGGGTTGCGATTCCGGATGACGTTTATCACGTTGTGCGCAGCTACGATGATTTTGTAGCTATGATTACTCAATGTGGTGTTCCATCATTCGTGACGTTTGACCATGACCTTGCTGATGTTCACTATCAGCATATGCTCAGAGATTGTCAGCAGAACAGTACTGGACAGTTGTTGTTCGCTGTTGCTGATCAAGTGTCTGATTACGACTATGGTCCAGAGAAGACCGGATACGATTGTGCTAAGTGGCTTGTTGATTATTGTGCAGACAATGGTGTCAAGTTTCCAGAATACACGGTTCATTCTATGAACCCTATCGGTGGCAAGCGTATCAAAGATTACGTTGAGAATGCTAAAAAGCATCTTGACATTTAATATGGTGTTTGTAGCTCAGTGGTAGAGCGGCGGTTTGTGGTACCGCATGTCGCGGGTTCGATCCCCGTCTTACACCCCAGTTTACGTGCGTGAATGATAAATAGAGTTATGGTAGACTTAACTTTCTTTAATCCGTATGGAAGAATGTTTGGGATTTCCCTTATCATTCTTGGCTTCTTTATCCTAGTAGCAGGTGCGCTGGGTGGCTTGGGTTTGTGGGTATACTATCTTGCAACTCATGGTCAGATTCCTCTTGCAATCCTAGTTACTGGATCAAGTTGCATTATCCTTGGATGGATCATCAAACTTATTTTTCGTTCACGTACTTAACGCATCCTTAGCTCAGTGGTAGAGCATCTGCTCGACACGCAGAAGGTCGTTGGTTCGAAACCATCAGGATGCACCAGTTTATGGCGGCGAGTGACACCACTATTTGGTGCACCGTAATAGTGACGAATGAACGTTACCACTGCCCCATTTTGAAATCTATGTTTTCGTCGCAATGTGACATAGATATTATTATGCCGGGTACGGGTCATCGCGTATGATGCGACGAACATACGGCTCCTCCCGGCTCCAGTTTTATGCGCCCATCGTGCTGGTTTTGACTTCCAAAATCAGAAACGGCAGAGAAAAATAAGTGGGCGCGCCAATCTTATGCCCTTGGCTTGTATGACTTTGTGGAGATGATTACAGCAAGACGAAAATTACAAGGGCACCAAACTTAAGGAGAATGACATGAAGCGTGACATTTATTTCGCCAAGCCTAGCCTGATCGAGCGTTGCTGTCCCGGTCATGATACTTTTCCTACTGAAACCTATAATAGCCGCCGCAGCAAGAAGGCTCGTAGCCGCGATAAGAAGCTTGAACATCGCATGGCTCGTCATCTGCTGAATCGTGCTATTGATACTGAATAAATGGAGTCGTGACAGAGTGGCCGAATGTGACACCCTGGAAAGGTGTTGTACTCGCAAGGGTACCGTGGGTTCGAATCCCACCGACTCCGCCAAAATTGTGCAGTTTAGAAAAACGTTATCGGTGGTGGAAGCGGCATACACATCTGTCTAGGGAAATAGCGTCACAATAGCCCCGACAACGGACTTCGCGTAGTAAGTGACTAGCTAATGCGATTGCGGGTTCGAGTCCCGCCCACCTAAACTGCATTACCAATAACGAGCATTAGGAAAGTCTGGTTTAATCCGCCTGGTTTGGGACCAGGAGATCGTAGGTTCGAATCCTACATGCTCGACCAGTTAGAAGTCATTATCGTTAAGCTCGGATGTACAGTAAACGATAATGGTTTCGCCTTCTAAAATGTGATATATATAAGAAATGAAAGAACATGGTTTAATATTTGGCGGTATGATCAATATGGATGAATCCATCCATCCTAATGATTTGTTTGGCATCAGCTACAGTTCTGTTCGCCGTCATGCCGGGTCACATAGAATTGCGTCTTTCTTGCGCAATCGCGGAATGGATATTGAAGTCATAGATTATGCACCATCTTGGAAGTTTGAAGAATTCAAAGAACTAATAAATTCTAGAGTTCATTCTAAGACTAGATTTGTCGGTCTTGGTTCAATTTTTAATATGAACACTGAAACGTTGTACAGATGTTTTCATTGGCTAAAGCAAACATATCCGGACATCTTGATTATTACTGGGGCAACTGAGTTCCATAATGTTCATTTCATTCCTGCTGATTATATGGTTGTTGGCTACGGAGAACTCGCCATTTTGGAAATCCTCAAAGGAACAGCAAAATGGAACGAAGAAGTCATTGACAAGAACGGCAATACTCGTAAAACCGTTCATGCATTACGCGATTATCCAGCGTATCCGATGAAAAATTTGTCAATAGATTATGAACAGCGAGATTTCTTGCAGCCATATGAAGCAGTAACCATGGAAACTAGCCGTGGATGTAGATTCAAATGTGCTTTTTGTACATATTCGGTTCTTGGAGTCAAAGAAGATCACACTAGGGATGCACAAGACTTTAAAGACAATCTGATTCGCAACTATGATAATTTTGGCATATATCGCTATTCAATTGCTGATGAAACTTTCAATGATTACACTGACAAAATCATCAAGTATGCAGATGTAGTTGACGGTCTATCATTTAGTCCAAATTTTGGTGGATATATTAGAGCGGACCTCCTTCATGCTCGTCCAAACGATATTGAACATCTAGCTAGAATGAGATTTAATGGTCAATTCTATGGAGTTGAGTCATTTCATAGACCTAGTGCAAAGATGATTGGTAAAGGTATGGAACCAGAAAAAATCCAACAGGCGATTCTGGATACCAAAGAGTATTTCATGAAACATCTTGGATACTATAAAGGGACTATCAGTCTTATTGTTGGCTTACCCAATGAGACTGAGGATACCTTACTGGAAACTAAAAAGTGGTGTGATGATAATTGGCAAACACAGCATGTTGCGTATACACCATTATTCATTACTACTGACCACAACAATGTTAAACAGAGTACACTCACTGCAACATATAAAAAGCAGGGGTATACACTGGTAACACCTGATGATATAAAGCTAGATGAATCTCATCCCGATTTAAAACTTATATTTTCTAGTAATTCTGTACCAACTGAAATAAAGAATTATATAAGAGTTTTCTTGAGAAATCTTGGTCCAACAGTTCTTTTTCATCATTGGAAAAGTAACACCGGAATGACTGAGCGAGACGCATTGCTTTGGATTTCAAAAAATGTATGGGGCACAGAAGATTACTTAAGATTCGGTGTAGACCACTGGCGCATGGATGAATGGTATATTGCAGGTAAGACTGATCAAGAAATGCTAGGATCATACCATGATTTAGGTGGAATACGTCCACCATCGCAAGTCAGAGTTGACTTCATTGAAGATTATAAGACTAAGAAACTCAACTACGTTTCTTAAAATACTATGGAGTGTGCTGAGGTTGGCTCCTCGCACTGTCTCGAAAACAGTAGGTACTGCAAGGTACATAGTTCGATGCTATCACACTCCGCCAGAGGTTTAGAGCATTGTGGGTATGGCTGTAATTTTTCCGCCGATGTGGATCGTGACTGGACAAACCCTCCGATAAAGATTTTTGGGGCCGCTAGTGGGTCTAGCGGTTGGGCTGGCAGTCCGACTTGCGAGAGTTCAATTCTCTCCGGCTCCACCAAATATTTTTAAAAATAGTTCTTGACATTATCTGAACTACACGCTATTGTGAGTTCATAGAGAGCGACGAAAGAAACTCTCTGTTCTTTGACATTGTTGAATGAATAAAATCTATCGGGTGGTCAAGCTAAGGGCGTGAGCGTGGCACTGGCAAGACCTGAAATAGAGTAGCGGACCCTCCCTAGCACCGTGACTCTTCCCTACGATAGACTGTTTAGATGAACCCTGTTGACGTAATTGTGCAGTGGTAGCTCGTCCGTTAATTCGGTGGTCCTAGCGCAGGTTCGAATCCTGTACGAAGGGTACGACTTTATATAAAGAAAGGAAGATCATGTTCTATGAAAAGTGTGCCGAGTTACTCGGTGCGACATATGAATGTGAATCTTTCCCTTATCGCTATCGTACTCGCTGGAACAATCGTTCTCCGGGCAACGGTAGGTTTGAGGGCTTTGGAATAATCAGAAAGTTTGGTGATAACTATCAAGTGGCGTTAACTCGTCCGATATCGCATCATGCTATCTATCATTCCGAAGAAGAAGTATTCGCATTCCTGAGAAGTTTATCTCAATGATAGACTTATTAGATGAACACTGTTAGTCTGATAAACTCATAGAGCTAGAAGGGCGACAGCAAGAGAAACAGTGTTCTTCTAATAAGTTTATGCTTCTGTAGCTCAGTTGGTAGAGCACCAGACTGAAAATCTGGGTGTCGCCGGTTCAATCCCGGCTGGAAGCACCAGAATTAAAACCAAATAGTTAATGCGGGTATGGTGTAATTGGTAGCCACGGCAGACTTAGAATCTGTTGCTTTATCGCGTGGGGGTTCAAGTCCCTCTACCCGCACCAAGTTTTGCTCAAGTGTGATTAGCTTGAGAACAGAGTAGACGATTCATGTCGGGCAAGGCAACTCTTATCAAGTTGTTAGTTGTGGCACAGGATGGGGACGGTCTCTATAAAAACGTGTATCCAGCTATTCATGTTGAGTGAGAAATACTCGGAAGATCGCTACGGTGCCCGATCACTTGACTAAATACTCTCAACAGGAGAGTAAAATGGACCCAGAACTGCAAGCACAGATTAAAGATTATCTAGCAAACAATCTGTCAATGACATTTGGTATTAGTCAAGACCCATATGGTCTATGGCAAGATCAGATAACGATCAACTTATGCCTTGAAGGTGAAGTGATCAATACTATTGTCATGTATGACTGGAGTAATAACTAAGTAAATGCCCCGATGGTGGAATCGGTAGACGCGGGAGACTCAAAATCTCTTGCCCAAAAGGCGTGGGGGTTCAAGTCCCTCTCGGGGCACCATTTAACTTTTTGGACCAGTAAATTTGATATAGCGTTTTTCGCCAGTTTCAAAGTTTACAAGCCTGTCAAGTAGGTGACCGCCTTCTTCGTAGTCACCATTTGGGTCTTCTCTTCGAAGATACACTATAGGTGTGTAAAATCCATCTTCTGTAGGTAAAAAGTATGCTGGACCAAAATTAAATTCTTGACGTATATGGGCAGAATGAGCACTTTCTTGTCCTGTCTTAGATCGTGTCACTCCATGTCTAATAACTTTGTAAATTCCGCCTTTTGGTAAACGAATTCTACTGCCAATCGGAAGATCATCAAACAGACCTTGCTCATTCATTGCTGATAATGCAGATTGAGAACCACTTACACCATTCTGGACTTTATTCATAAGTTCTTTATGGAATCCACGTAGTTCTTTGTCTTTTTTTGCAGAATCAAAATCAACAACATTTGATTCTATTATGTTAATAAGGTCTCTCATATTCATTTGATGATTCCGTTTATAGTTTATAGGCCAGCTTCCGCTTTAAGAGCGTTGAGTTTCTGGTCATAACTCTTAGCCCAAGAATAAACGGCCTTCTTTAGGCGGGCAAAAATGCTTCCAACGGCTTCGTTTATGGGCTTAACTGTCAAGGCTGGTGCTTTCTGTGTTTTTGTGACCATTTCTTCTTGACTCTTGATGCCCTCTAACACTTTGATAAGTTCAGGTGTAAGATGCTTTTCAAGTTCTTCAAGAATGTTCTTATACTTTGGAGCCTCGGTAACTTTAGGGTCTTTGGTAAGATTGAAAATGAAACTGACTGTTTCAATGACACGAGTACGAGCAGCATCTGCAGCATCAAAAAGATCAGCAACGTCTTCTCTAGTGTGTTGCTTGATTTCATCTTTTAGTTGCTTCATTTCTTCTGTGAGTTCTTCCATTCGCTGTAGCTTCTGAGCAAGCTTAGTGTATGTTTGGCTCTTATAGCTGCGAAGTCTTGCGATGACTTTGGTCCCCTTGGGATCATCTTCGTATTCAATATCCGGGTTGTCTGTAATTCTGCCTTCGCAGATCATCATGAGTTTTTTAAAGCTGTCAATATCCATGGGAAGTTACCTTGTTAATATGGTATTTATCTCATATAGTTTTGTAGTGGGTGTTAGTAAGGTGAAATCTCAGCGTAGGCATACGTTGAAAAAGGATGGCGTATCCTGAAAGTAATCTGCAATAACGTACCCAAAGGACGTAAGTCCACAGGCGGAGGCGCTGATAAATTCCGCATAATGCTTCCTATGTTGTGGAGGAAGGCCCGCTACAATTTTTTGCTCTATAAGCATTGCTGGCGATGCGCCGGATTCGTAACCCGGAGATAACAGGTTCGATTCCTGTATAGAGCACCATGCACCCGTAGCTCAATGGTAGAGCGGTGAGCTTATACCTCATGATCGGCAGATTACCGAACGGTTGGCGGTTCGAGTCCGTCCGGGTGCACCAATTTAATGCCCAGGTGGTGGAATGGTAGACACGCAACGTTGAGGTCGTTGTGGACGAAAGTCCGTGAAAGTTCGAGTCTTTTCTTGGGCACCAGATTTAGGAATATAGTTATGGATACTATTGTGGCAATTTTAACATCTGGAAAGTTGGATAAGCTGGAGAGATGTATTCAGAGTGTATTGGGACAAACAAAAAACATCGTAGTGATCATTAATACTTTAGATGAAGAATATATCCCACATGCACAACGCCTTTCATCATTGATGGGAATACCATCAATTGTTACTCCATCTAATGGAAAACCGGGAAAAGGAAAAAACTCGCTGATTGAGTACTTTCTGACTACTGAGTTCACTCATGTTATTCCAGTAGATGGCGATGATTATTTGATGCCAAACGCAGTATCCATACTGGAACATGTTGCAAACAGAGAATCAGCAGATGTGATAGGTCTTATTGATGCCCTTGCTCTTTTAGATGGTTCACATCTTATGGTAGAGGATTGGCTACACACTGATGTTTATCTAAACAGAACAATCAGCAGCATAAACGAAAAAGATTTCAAAAAGTTCAATCTTCACATTGAAAAGATACGCCGGGTATCTACTGAGCATGGAAACTTTTTTAACCGATTAGTGCTTCTTTCTAAAGCTGCCGCCTCTCTCATTGACTATGAAGAAGAAATGGGTGGCGCAGAAGATGTCAAGCAAAGCCTCTTGCTCAAACTTGCACATAATAGTCAAATCATCCGGTATGTGTTGTTGAGCAGTAAAAACGTATATGTTCATGATGTCAGCGATACTGGCGTGTTCTTTAATGTTTTGTGCAAATGTGATCCAGATAAAGAGAAGTATTTTTTCTGGAAAGACCTTCCAAGAGAACAAATAAATACACTCAAGTCTTTTGAACTGGAGTGTGTGTATGAGCAAGATGGAATTTAATATTGATTGGTTGGATGGATGGTCTAACTTTAAAAAAATGTTCAAAGACCCGTCCTCTACCAAGCACATACTTGCTTTGGCAAAAGCGATGAATGGTCCCGCTCTGAAAAGATCGTATAGTAGGCTTCTTGAAACCGAAGAGGGAACAAACATTGCAACGTCTTTTCCGGAAATAGCCGATCTTTATGAACATCTGGTTGATTGCCAAAGTGGAACAGTTGGAAATGCTATATTGAGCAATCAAAACTCAATTGAAGTATTGATTCGTCTCAGTCGGCTAGGAACACGCAACAGAAGTTGGATCAACAGAAAACATCCATACATATGGATGGCCAGAAGATTCAGAGACACTCATGACATTTGGCATGTTTTAACCGGGTACGATATGGACTTTTTTGGAGAAATCTGCTTAGCGGCATTTAGTTATGGGCAGACCAAAGCATATCAGTGGGGACTAATATGTGTTATGGGAGTCTGGAAACTTAAGACATCTCCAAAAAAACTCTTGGCAGTCTATGAAGCTTATCGTCGCGGTAGAAAATGCTCATGGTTGCTGGCAGAAAACTACGAGCATGTCCTCAAAGAAAACCTAGATGATTGTAGAAAAAGATTGAACATATTCACTGCAAAACGTTATGATAAAATTACAAAAAATTGACAGTTCATATCCGATAGAAAAGATTATCGCGTTCTGTGACGAAGCTATTGCAGACACCAGACCCGGCGCACAGAACATGAGTCCTATTGATTGGGAAAATAACCCATCTTCTTTTCTCTATCTTCTCTATTGTGAAAAACGATATGATGGAGAGGGAAATGGATATGTCATATGCGAAAAAGACGATAAGATTATTTGTGGTAGTGGCTTTTCGGCATCAGATATTGATGAAAAAATGACTCATCTAAGTTCACGAAGCTACACCATTCCCGGAATACGAGTTCCAAGGATACATGGAGCAATTCACGATTTTGCCGTGGATACCAGCATAGAGGCAGGTAGATATGGCGCGTTTTCATCATTAAATGAATACAACAAGAGATTTGTAGAAGGTTATTTGTATCTCAATGATCCAAAAAATCATAAACAATATCATGTTGTTGATGGAAAACATTATGCCAAACCGGGCGTAAGAATCCATCCTATGGAAGCCGCTGGTCCTTTGAGATTGAAAGGCACTAAACAGTGGATAACTTATATGATTTGGAATGAGTCACATCGTGACGTATTTCTGAGCACATTAACAAAGATAAAATGGGAAGAAACTTAAAAGTGCAAAGCTGATTATATATTTATAGATTTTGCTTGCACTAAGAGAGATTATAGACTACAAAGGAATCACGGTCTAAATATGTAGAAAGAAAGCAAACAGGAGATTTTATGGCAATTCTAGCACTAGATATTTCAGGTGTCCCTCGGACGTGGGTCACCCACGACGAAGCAATTTCGTATTACGCGAAGGACCTCGTAGCCTGGACTCTCGGTGATGTAGTTGCCAAGTATCGTGGTGGTACTCGCCGTGACGGTTCGCAAAGTTACCTTGAAGCAGCAAGCATCATTGCTGTAAAGGGTCATGGCTTTGACTTCAACAAGCACAACAAGGTTGTGTTGACGAACAAGACTTTGTTCGCACGTGACCGTAATGTGTGCGCTTACTGCGGTTCGCACTTCCACAGTGTTAACTTGAGCCGTGATCACATCTACCCTAAGTTCTTGGGTGGTATTGATGAATGGACCAACGTAGTAACTGCATGTAAGGTCTGTAACCAAAAGAAGGGTTGCAAGACGTTGAAGGAAGCCCGTATGGAACTGCTTTACGTCCCTTATGAGCCAAACCACTTTGAGAATCTGATTCTCCAGAATCGCAACATCCTTGCGGATCAGATGGAATATCTGTTGTCGGGTGTTCCGAAGCACAGTCGAATTATTGATATGGCAGCATAGAAAAATAATTCGACTCTGCTTTCAACCATTAAATATTATTAAGTTATCATTCCTCAGTAGCACAGTGGTAGTTGCATCGGTCTGTTAAACCGAATGTCGTTGGTTCGAGTCCAACCTGAGGAGCCAATTTAAAACCTCTAACCTGCAAAACTTTGATAAATATATTTGCAGGTTAGAGGTTATATTATGAGTTACATGTCGGATAATGTAAAACGTTGGCGAGACAGAACCAAATCTAGAATGGTTGAATCAATGGGTGGTAAATGTCAGTGTTGCGGCTATGATACACATACCGCTGCTTTAGCATTCCACCATATTGATCCCAGTCAGAAGGACATTAAATTTGGGGACGCAAGAGCGAACCCTAGTTCTTGGTCTAAGATCGTAGCTGAACTTAAAAAATGTATTTTGGTATGTCACAATTGTCATAGTGAAATACATGCTGGAGTTAGAGCAATTCCGGACTCATTTGCTACTTTTAATGAAGACTTTGCTGACTTCAAAAAAGTATCTGATTATGATTCGTGTCCGGTATGCAGTAAACAAAAACCAGTAGGACAAAAGTTTTGTAGTCATACTTGCGCTCAGCGCAACAGCCGAAAGGTAGATTGGGATAGTATTGACTTGATTGCGTTGCTTGACAAGCATGGAATTAGAGAACTAGAAAATATGCTAGGAGTTTCTAATGCGGCTATATACAAGCGGAGAGACAAAATATTACGCTCTAAAAGCATTGCTGGCGATGCGCCGGATTTGTAACCCGGAGATAGTGAGTTCGATTCTCGCTTAGAGCACCATTTTTATCCCAAGATTGCACTAAATAAAGTGTGAGAATCAGTAAAGGAGAACTGAAATGGGAATGTTAGATAAGATTGCACCTTGGGTGCAAAAGGCGGAAGAAGAAGTTATTCATCTTGAGCAGGTTATTGTTCAGGACGCAAAGTATCTTTATGAAAAGGCACACCAAGAAGCACTAGCTGCCAATCAGGAAGTTGTTCGTCTTAAGGGGCTTTTGCAGGATGCACTTGTCAAGTCACGCGATTTGCATCAGGTAGCAATCAATGCTGCTCAGGAAGCAGGAAAAGTGGCAGAAGCAGAGTTCAACAAACTCAAGCAAGCTGTAGCCGCACATACGGCAGATTTCAACACTCAGCATAGTCAGATTGTTGGTTCTAATCCACCGGCACCAAGCAATACTCCTGAACAAAGTTCTTGACATTAGCATCAAACCTGCTATACTGAGGGCATGTTAAAGAGAATGGTGCCATAGCTCAGTTGGAGTAGAGCACGAGCCTTCTAAGCTTGGGGTCGTAGGTTCGAGTCCTACTGGCATCGCCACTCTTTTTGTTTGATAGAGATTTTACGATATAAATAGTTTTAATGGGGCCTTAGTGCTAACGGGAACACGGTAGCTTTGCAAGCTTCAATTAAGGGTTCGATTCCCTTAGGCTCCACCAAGTTTAAGAAATCTCCCTTGAGGGGATCAGGTTGTGGATGTCTTAGGTGGCATCGGATATGCGGCAGGACACGAGAAGCCAGTATATCATGAAGTTTATAACGGGGATTAGCGCAGTCTGGTAGCGCACCTGCTTTGGGAGCAGGGGGTCGTAGGTTCGAATCCTACATTCCCGACCAGTTTACATGCCGGGTTAGCTCAGTGGTAGAGCACCGCCTTTACACGGCGATTGCCGGGGGTTCAAATCCCTCACCCGGTACCATATTCATGAAAAACTACAGGTTATATATCTGTAGTTTTTCTTTTTGTGATAAATATATAACTATTCTTTACGGAAGAATTGGAAGAAAGGTTTTATGAGTTGGCACAAGTTAATAAACATATCCTCGTTACAGGATACCTAGCAGACGCCCCTGAGGCAGAATACGTTACTTTTCTAGCAGACTGGTTCAAACGCTTAGTTGAAGCAGTTGACATGAAGGTCCTTATTGAACCTATTTGTGTTTGGTGCGATGATGAAGGTAACGAAGGCGTAACGGGGATGGTAGGAATAACTACTAGCCATTCATCAATTCATTTTTGGTCTGGTGAGCCATCGTATTACAAGTTTGATCTGTATTCGTGCAAGGATTTCTCACTTGACGCAGTAGCAGGTATGCTCAAGGAACTTGGCACACATAAATTCACCTACACCGTAGTTGATCGCACAGATGATGAACATCCTGTGATTGATAGTGGTGTTGTCACTTTCTAAATAACGAGGTTGGAGTTCCCGTGACTCCGTTGGTACCTGAGGACAAAGAGGAAAATAACACTAGTTTTCTCTCCTGCTGGGCCAGAATAAAATTGCGGGCGGATACGGAGAGAGTTGTGTTAACTCTCTCCCCGACATGCAGGTGTGATGTCAACGGTAGCATGACGGTCTCCAAAACCGTTCGTCTGGGTTCGAATCCTAGCACCTGTGCCAAACTTTCTGAAAATAGTTCTTGACAATACCCCAACAATGTCATATAACGATAAGACAGAGAGCGTAAAACGCTCTCTAGTTCTTTGACATTGTTAGAAAGTTTAATGTGCGGGCTTGGCGTAATTGGTAGCCGCAAGGGACTTAAAATCCCTCGATTTATTCGTACCGGTTCGAGTCCGGTAGCCCGTACCAAACATATTTTAGACTTGTTACGCTATTACTGCAGTCTACGGTTGCAAACGTTGAAAGTAGATGTAGTATAATCCGGTAGTACGCTGCCCGACGATAGCCGTTAAAGGTGACAATAGGGCGGAGGTTTTGGTTCAAATCCAAACCCTACATTGCAGTAATAGCGTAACAAGTTTAATACATTCAATACACAGAAAAAAACGGCTAAAATCCACCGGACTGATAAACCGGAATCCTTCTGTGTATTGGATATTGATAGTATAATGGAGCATACGGCTAACAGGATGGGTCACCTGATTTTCAGTCAGGAATAAAGTCGGTTCGAGTCCGACATGCTTCACCATTTAATGGCCCCATAGATTACGCTGGCTAGATCACTGCCCTTTCAAGGCGGAGGAACGGGATCGACACCCGTTGGGGTCACCATTTATACATTATAGTATAACAAATCTTATTAAATGGCCCCTTCGTC